ATCGTTGCTGCTCACGGTTATTTTGGACGCCTTATTTTCCAATATGCTTCCTTTAATAACTCACGTTCGCTGCACTTCTTCCTTGCTGCTTGGCCTGTAGTTGGTATCTGGTTTACTGCTCTTGGTGTTAGCACCATGGCATTCAACCTCAATGGTTTCAACTTTAACCAGTCGATTACCGATAGTCAGAATCGTGTCATCCCCACCTGGGCAGACATTCTGAATCGTGGTGGTCTTGGAATGGAAGTGATGCATGAGCGAAACGCTCACAACTTCCCCCTCGACCTGGCTGCTGCTGAGATGACTCCTGTTGCTCTTACTGCACCAGCCATCGGCTGAGGTACTTGACAAATCTTTCCGAACCACCTACAATACGTAGGTGGTTTTTTATTATCTATGAATAAACATAATGCAAATTAATTTTCAATCTCAAAGTAAAAAAACTGGAATGGAATTTGAAAATCTTGTAGAAGAACATTTACGAGATTCCAGAAAATCAGTTCTACATAAAAATTTTAAATTTGATTCAATTGGAATAGATGTTGACTTCGTAGCAACAGATGGTCTAATAACTGAATACATCGAGGTAAAAGGTGGACTTTCTGGAGATAAAAAGAGACCAGGAGCCCAACGTACAGACAGTGTTAAAAAAGCTATCGCAAATGGAGCTTTATTAAAGTCTATGAAACCTGATGCATACTTTGTAATTTATTTTTCTGCGAGACCAAAACCAGGAAGTTCTTCTGATTTGATGTTACAGAATGCATTAGATGCAGGATTTGTAGATGACATTCGTTATTTGACTTGACAAATTTTTAATCCTGTGCTAAGATTCAATTGCGTTAATACATAACACATGGAAGAACAAATTGTAGATATTGATGCTTCTGTCGTATCTGAAGAACAAGAATTAAATTTAGAACCTCCAGTGAAAACTAAAGAGGAAGCTAGAATTGATATGCAACGAATGAAACAATTAAATAGAGAACTTAAAAAAATTAAACGATATATGAGAAGTCCTATTCACCTTGTTCGGAAAATGGATGCCGAACAAAAAATGAAAGATTTACCTCAGTAATTATTACTTAAATTATTCTTAAGGTTCTAATTTCTATATATAAATTAGAACCTATTATTTTTTCATCATCATGCCTTATAAAAATAAAGAACAGCAACGAGAAGCCCAGAAACGGTGGGCACAAAAACAATCGGATGAGTTCAAAAAAATTAAATATCAACGTGAATACGATAACAAAAAATTAATGGTAGAAAAACTTAATAATTTTAAGCTTGAAAAGGGTTGCTGTGAATTGTGTGGAGAGTCTCATCCTGCTTGCTGTTTTGACTTTCACCATGTAAATGAACTAAATAAAAAAACAGAGGTGTCAAAGCTTGCCTCTAAAGGATATAAGTGGAAAACTATTCAAGAAGAAATTGACAAATGTATTATGCTTTGTGCCCTTTGTCATAGAAAAATTCATGCTGGATTATTAGTATTAATGGAGAATAGCACCGATGGTCGGTAAATCGTCTTGAAAACGATGCCAGGTTAATAGCCTGATAGTTCGATTCTATTATTCTCCGCTTGTTCATACTTTAATTATGGATGAAAAATTTTACAAAGAATTCTGCGAAAGAATTCAACATAGTATGCAAATTTCAATTAAACATGGACACAATGAATATGCACTAGGACTTAGAAAGTCTATGGTAATTGTTAATGAATTGAGACATAAGTATCATAATGATACTAAATAATAACACTCTATCAAAAATACTATTATGAAGCAATGCCCTGCATGTAAAGTAGTTATTGAAGATGGAGTAGCAAAATTTTCACATGGAAAACCTGGAGATTTAGAATTTCTTGCAAAAAGAGTTTGTCAGTACAGAAAAGTAGATGCTCCTTGTATAAATCCATGTTATAATGAAGAACAAGAATATCCACCTGGATATGAAGATTTAATTTTTTAAAAAACACAGTATGACAACTAATCAAGAAAAAACTGAAGAACTTGAAATTGAACTAGATGATAATACTGCTGCTATTGTACATCTTATGGCAGAGGAACGTGGTATTACAGTAGAAGAATTAATCCAACAGGTTTTGGATGACGCCATTCAAAATGGATATTTTAATGATACAAATAATATTACAGTGGATGACCCACTAGACTAATGAATCTTTACTTTTATTTTTTAGTTACTGTAGCTTTAATCTGTTATCTTTGTGTTATAGATTCAAATGTAACAGATTGGATTAATATTAAAATTAATCATTTTTTAGTTTATCTTCAACTTCAATATATAAAAATGAAGTGGAAGTTTAAACGTTTCTAGGGTAGGTGTCCGAGTGGTTAATGGAGGTGGACTGTAAATCCACTGGCTCTGCCTACGGGGGTTCAAATCCCTCCCTGCCCATCTCTTGATTTTTTCTTTGCCGTGTGCTATGATATGCAGGCATAGAAATCTCATACCAAAATGGATGTAGTAATTTACAGTAAGGAGAACTGCCCTTACTGCGACAAAATTAAAACTGTTTTTAATATTCAAAATATTAAGTTTGTAGAATACAAACTAGACCAAGATTTTACCCGAGAAAATTTTATCTCTGAATTTGGAGTAGGGTCTACTTTTCCTAGGGTTATTATTGATGGCACGTTGATTGGTGGTGCTTCGGAAACTGTTCGTTATATTCAGGAGAACAATCTAGTATGAATGCCGTATGTGAAATTTCTTCTTTCATTGATATACTGATTGATGACTTTGTAATTAATCGAAAGAAGCCTAAAGCAAATTTTATTAAATTTCTACACTCTGAAAATATTGATAGGAGAACTATTAATACCTTTGTAGAAACTAAGTCTGATTACATTGAATCTCAAATCAAAGAACTTGAACTAGCTATGAGTGGGTTGGACCCTCAAGTTAAGGAAGGTTATGGAAATTTTAGAAAGCCAGAACTTAGAGAATTCAAAGAAATGCTTGAGCAGATTGTAGATGATTTGTATTCATATAAAGATAGCAAACGAATTATTCGCAAGAGAAGGAATATATCTCCAGACAAACTCATTAAGTACATGAAATTGTATGAGACTGAGATTGAGATTGGTGGTCTTCCATACAAGACTCTTTCTGCAACTGAAATCATAAGTGCTAAACATGTGTTTCTTTATAATGTAGAAACTAGAGAACTTACATATTATACTGGAAGATGTCTAGGTGTAAAGCGTACTATGGTTACTGGATTTGATTCTGAAAAATCATGGGTTCGTAAACTGAGAAAGCCTGAGGAATTTCTACCAGAAGTTAATTCTTGTACAAAGTATAACATTGAACATATGAGTGGTCATCTTACTACTAAACCAAAGGTTCCTACAGGAAGAACTAATACAAAACAAATTATTCTCAAGGTAGTTAAATGAGTTCAATTCCAGAAAAGTACCTAAATAAAAATGTAAGAGCAATGCTAAGTGGGAGGAGACAGACTTTTCAACAAAAGCCTAGCTTCCATTTTTCTAAGGTAGTTTCATTTCTTCAAAAAATCTACCGAGTGGAAGTTAAAATCTTCATTCAGGATAATACTTAGAAACGGTAGAGGAGTAGAACCATGTCAAGCTTACTAGTTCTAATTTCAGTTTTAGCGGTTGGTTTTGTTTTAATAGGTATGAGTTTTATGGTTGGGATGGTATTTGGATGGTTCGCTAATGAATATTTTAATCCTGTTACATCTGGAAACCCTAGTTCACATCCAGAAATGTATGATGAAAATGGAAACTACATTACTGAAGAATTAATTGCTGTTCGTTTTGAAGAAGAAGAGGATGAGGATGATGACGAGGATTAACACATGATACTAGTTGATATGAATCAGTGCATGATTAGTAACTTAATGATGCAGATTAAAATTGATGATGAACTTGATGAAAATATGGTTCGCCATATGGTTTTAACATCAGTTAAGTCATACAAGAAAAAGTTCAGTGCTGAATATGGAAAATTAGTTCTTTGCTACGATAGTAAGCATTATTGGAGAAAAGAATTTTTTCCGTACTATAAACAAAACAGAAAAAAAGATAGAGAAAAATCATCACATAATTGGTCTCAAATTTTTGATATTCTCAATAAAATAAGAGACGAAATACGTGATAACTTTCCATACATTGTGATGGAAAGTTATGGTGCAGAAGCAGATGATATAATAGCAACTCTATCTAAATATACTTCAATCAAGAATATTAAATTACAAAAACAAGATATTCCTATAGAAAAGGTTCTAATACTTTCTGGCGATAAAGATTTTATCCAATTAAAAAAATATCCTTGTGTTTCTCAATATAATCCGCTACAGAAAAAATATGTCAGTGGAATAGATGCAAAATCTTATATTAAGGAACATATAATCAAGGGAGATAGGTCTGACGGCATTCCAAACTTTTTATCTCCTTCAGATACTTTTGTTTCTGGCAAAAGACAGAAACCTATTAGTAAGAAAAATATTGAAAAGTGGATTCAATCTGACCCAGAATCATATTGTAATACTGAACAACTTTCTAATTATCATAGGAATTTAAAACTTATTGATTTTAGTATGATTCCCAATGAAATTGAAACTAAAATTATTGATGAATACGAACGCTTAAATAGTATTAAGCCAAACCATTTGTCGATAAATTATTTTATCAGCAACAAATTAGTCACACTATTAAATGAAATGGAGGATTTTTAAACCATGGCTGAATTACCAGTTGAGAGACTTCTTTTATCAGAAGTTCTACAAAAAATTTCTAACGCAAAAACAAAAGCAGAAAAAGTAGCTCTACTACAGAAGTATAAAACACCTGCACTACAATCTATTCTTATTTGGAATTTTGATGATAGTGTAAAGTCTTTACTTCCTGAAGGCGATGTTCCATACACTGTAAATGAAGCTCCAGTAGATACTGAGCATACAAGACTTCTACATGAATATAGAACTCTTTATAACTTTGTAAAGGGTGGAAATGATGGTCTACCTAATTCAAAACGAGAGACCATGTTTATTCAACTTTTAGAAAGTCTTCATAAAGATGAAGCTGCGGTTATTTGCTTAGTCAAAGATAAAAAATTAGGCAAGAGATATAAAATTACCAAGAATGCTATAGAAGAAGCATATCCAGAAATTCAGTGGGGAAATAGGTCGTGACATGTGTAAAATCGTACATCAAGATTGCAATAAATCTCTAGCAAAAGATAAAACCCTTCCATTGAATTCTTATATTGTCACATACGTACTTGACAATGAGACAAAATATGATATAGTAGTATGTAACAAACGAGCACAAATCTTTGACCTGTATTGGGATACGTACCGAGAAGGTCTAAAAGATATTCGTTGGACTGATGGAAAAGTCAACCCAAAATTTTGGGGAGTTGAACCAAAAGAAACTAAAAAGAAAAAGTAATTATGAAACCAATTAAAGCAAAAGACCTACTTGAACTTGATACAAGACTTGAAGTTGTAAAACTTCAAGGATATCCAATTCCAGAACAAGTCATTTGGCAAGCAGGTAAAGGTGATTATTCTGAAGTTCCTATTCATACAGTGAAGGTTCCTCCCAACCAAGAATGCGGTGAGTGGATTGTTGAACAACTACTTGCAAACGAACGTGGACATTGGGGACCTATTGAGCATCCTCAGATTACATTTTCTTGTGCTGGCTTTGTTCACAATGTAATTGTTCAAGCAAGAACTCATCGTATTGGAACAAGTTGGGATGTTCAATCTCAGCGATACACTGGAAAACGTGTAGTTAAAGTTGCTAACGGTCAACTTCCTATTGAAGATGTATTTTATGTTCGCCCAGAAGGTTTCTATACCAATCGTAAAGGGAAGAAATATGAATGGACTCAAGAACATAGAGCGAGAAAACTTGGACGTATTCTAAGTGAATGTCAAGAGTATGCTGAGTATTATGAGCAAGGAATGTGTGAAGAGCATATTCGTGACTACCTTCCTCAAGCAATCCGTCAAAACTTTGTAGTGTCCTTTAACCTTCGTTCTATGCTTCACTTTATGGACCTTCGTTCTAAGCTTGATGCTCAAGTTGAAATTCAAGCATTATGTGATGCATTTATCCCTGAGCTTGAGAAGTGGGCTCCCAACGTCTGGAAATATTATGAAGAAAAACGTCTGCATAGGGCACGGCTGAGTCCCTGATGCTATACTAGAATTATCTAAACTTACATTATGAACATCTTTTATTTGAATTACAATCCAGTTGTGTGTGCTCAAGAGCATTGTGATAAGCATGTTGTTAAAATGATTGTTGAATATGCACAACTTCTTTCTACCGCTCATCGAGTTCTTGACGGTATTGGTTATGTTGAACTTTCTGAAAAGAATCGTAAAGTCAAACGATTCAAACTCGATGAACCACGAGAATCAAATCTCTATAAAGCTTGTCATATTAACCACCCTTCTGCTGTCTGGGCTAGGAGTTCTAAATCACATTACAAGTGGCTATACGAACTCTTTGAACAGTGCTGTATTGAATACACCAGGAGATATGGCAAGTTTCATGCTACTGAATCTTTGAGAGCATATCTAAAATATTCTCCCAATAATCTTCCTGACTTTGGTTGGCAAGACCCCCCTCCTGCCATGCCCGATAAATACAAAGTAGCTGATTCAATTCAGTCTTACAAAAATTATTACATTGGGGACAAAGTTTCATTTGCGAAATGGAAATCTCCATCAACAATTCCTGAATGGTTTAAAACAAATGCCAACATATAGATTTAGAGATAATAACACGGGTGAACATTTTGATAAATGGATGTACATGGCTGAACGAGAAACGTACTTGGCGGAAAATCCTCACCTTACACAAGTCCCCACAGGACTTAATGTAGTTGGTGGGGTTGGAGAAATGAAAAACCAAGCTCCAGATACTTTTAAAGACGTTCTTCGTCGCATCAAATCAAACCATGCACATTCAACTATAGACGTATGACCAGTTCACGCAGAAGAAAACCCGACCAATCATTTGCTGATATTCCAGCTAAAAAAATGAGAAGAAAAAGACCAATTGATAATGAGCACATGAGGAATATTTCTCCTCTTACTCCAGCTCAAGAAAAGGTATTTGAGGAATATTCTAATGAAAAGAATCTTTTTCTTTATGGTGCTGCAGGCACTGGTAAAACTTTCGTTAGTTTATATCTTGCTCTCAAGGATGTCTTGAATGAAAAAACTCCATATGACAAAGTTTATATGGTTCGTTCTTTAGTATCCACTAGAGAAATTGGATTTCTTCCTGGAGACCATGAAGACAAGTCAAGTCTTTATCAAATTCCATATAAGAACATGGTGAAGTACATGTTTGAAATGCCAGATGAAGCATCGTTTGAAGCTTTATACGGCAATCTCAAAGGTCAAGGAACAATTAGTTTCTGGAGTACTTCTTTTATTCGTGGTACAACACTTGACAACTGTGTTATAATTGTAGATGAAAGTCAGAATCTTAACTTCCATGAGTTAGATTCGATTATCACTCGTGTTGGTCAGGACACTAAAATTATTTTCTGTGGCGATGTAAATCAAACAGACTTAATTAAAACCAACGAAAGAAATGGCATTTTAAATTTTATGAGTATTCTTCAAACAATGGAAGAATTTTCTATGATTGAATTTGGTATTGAAGATATCGTTCGTTCTGGTCTTATCAAGAGTTATCTAATTAGTAAAATGAATTTAGGACTGTAATGTTTGTACATTTAAATAATGCTTCTTTGATTGATTTACAAGCTGAAACAACAGGTAACGGAAGGTACTATGTCACCCCTGCAGGTGATAAGTATCCTTCCGTTACTACTGTTATTGGGGCAAAATCAAAAAAATCTATTCTCCAATGGAGAAAAAGAGTAGGAGAAAAAGAAGCTAATCGTATTTCTTCCAGAGCTGCACTTAGGGGAACTAATCTTCATCTAATAAATGAAGATTACCTAAATAATATATTCAATGAAGAGAAGTACAAGGATAAAGTGCTTCCTCTATACATGTTTAAATGTTTAAAACCTTTTCTAGATAAAATTAATAATATCCATACTCTAGAGGGGGCATTGTATAGCGATAAATTAAAGCTTGCTGGAAGAGTCGATTGCATTGCAGAATACGAGAATGAGCTTGCAATTATAGATTTCAAAACATCTACTGAACCAAAGAAGCGAGAATGGATTGACAATTACATAGCTCAGGAATGTGCATACGCAATGATGTATTATGAACGTACTGGGATTAAAGTAAAGAAACTCGTAACTCTAATTGCATGTGAGGATGGAGAAATTCAAGTCTTTCAGGAATATGACATTAAGAAATATATGAGCGTGTTATTAGATTACATTAGAGAATGGAAAATGCAAACTAATCCCTAGGTTCTAATGGAGAATACAAAACAAATAAAATTAAAACAACCTGTTATTCCTAACACTGAAACTTTTGAACAATTTATTGAAGACAAATTTATGACAGCTACAAAATTTTCTATGGAAGTTGAAGAAATTGTTCGCTCTAATCAGGGCGGACTTAATTATATTGAAGCAGTTCTTGTTTACTGCGAAAAATATAATATTGAATTGGAGAACGTGTCAAAATTAATTTCAAAACCGTTAAAGGAAAAAATTAAAGTTGATGCACAACGAATGAACTTTATGAAAAAATCATCGAGAGCAAGACTTCCTCTATGAATGGTTTTGAAGTTTATAGATTATATCTATCTATAAAATTACATTTTACAAAAGAAGATTTTGATTTTTTTCTATGTAACGGAAAAGCTAGAGCATCAGTTCAATCTTTTGAAAAAAGAAAAGATTGTTATTTTTTTAAAAAGTTAGCAACAAAATTTTCAAGGGATGAACTCATCCAATATTTTGTTGCTAACTTTATTGATAATGAGCATACTTGGATTGGAAGTATTTCAAAGATTGAAAATTCTAAAGTTTATCCTACTTGGAAAAAAAGAATTCAAAGTATGTCATTTATCTTTGAGAGTGAGATTATAGAATTATTAAATGAACATAGCTTTGAAGATATATTTACAGTTACTGGTACACACCCACCATTAATAACAAAATATATGTCTGGAAGAGTGAGTTTAGAAACTCTTGTTATATTAAATAAGTTATTAAATTACATTCCTGATTTTAATAAAAAAATAACTGAGCCTATTATATGGCCAGATTTAAAAAGAAAGGTAGTAAAATACGAACCTTTCATATCTATAGAGAGAACTAAATACAAGAAGATACTCTTAGATAAAGTAAATTAATGTCTTTCTTTGAACAAGATTTAATTAAAAGTGAGTTAGAAGAAATGATGAATCTCTACATGGAGATACGTGAAAGCTTGGCTAACCCATTGAGTCAAACATTAGAAACTAAAAAAGAGTGTCTAGGTAAATTAGAGAGATTGGTAGAGTTACAAGAATTATTATACTTTAGAGCAAAATATTCAGAAGATTCTGAAGCAAAAGAATTTGCATCTACATTGAGAGACTCTGCAGTATTCTTAGGAATACCTCCAGGAACTGATTTGTCTGAAATATTTACACATATGAAACAAGACATCGCCAGTGCTCTGGAGAAGCTTGACAAGCCGACCTAACCCTGCTATACTAGTCATGTATTCGGTGGACAACGCTGAATCCAAACAATCCAATTAATCCAACTAATACGGAGAATCCAAATGTCATTTGCAACTCTAAAGCGTAATTCATCTTCAGTCTTTGATAAGCTAACTAAAGAGATTGAAAAAAGTGCTTCATCTGAAGGTGGTTCAGATGAACGTCTCTGGAAGCCAGAAGTAGACAAAGCTGGAAATGGTTATGCTGTAATTCGATTCCTACCTGCTACAGAAGAAGGTGGTATTCCCTGGGCCAAACTATACTCCCATGCATTCCAAGGTCCTGGTGGATGGTATATCGAAAACTCACTCACCACACTAAATCAGAAAGACCCAGTAGGAGAACTCAATCGCCAGCTCTGGAATAGTGGTAGTGAAAAGGATAAAGAAACTGCACGTAAGCAGAAGCGTAAGCTGTCATACTACAGCAATATCTACGTACTAAAAGACCCTGCAAATCCAGATAACGAAGGTAAAGTATTTCTATACAAGTACGGCAAGAAGATTCACGATAAAATCATCGAAGCAATGCAACCAGCATTTGCAGATGAAACTCCAGTAAACCCATTTGACCTTTGGGATGGTGCTGATTTCAAACTAAAGATTCGTAAGGTAGATGGCTATTGGAATTATGATAAGTCTGAGTTTGCATCTACTGGAACTCTAGGTAACTTTGACGATGACCAACTAGAAAAAATCTACAACAAGATTCATACTCTTGAAGAGTTTACTTCTGGAAGTAACTTCAAAACTTACGAAGAACTAGAGCGTAGGCTTCAATCAGTTCTAAGTCCTTCTAAGGTATCCGCATTTAAAGCTGATGCCGAAACAATGGAGGAAGAGGAACAAATGGTAGAAGAAGTCTCTCGTCCAACTGTAGCTTCTCGTGTAAGCTCTACTAATGATGATGAAGATGATACCCTAAGTTACTTCGCTCGACTAGCTGAAGAAGACTGAATTAATTAGTAAAACAATGGGGGGCGTAAGCCCCCCTTTTTTTATTTTATATCTGGAAGTCTGACACCAAGTTCATCTATATTATACTCAGTATCATATGCAAATAGTTTTGCAATTTCTTCTTTCATCTTTGTTAGATATTTTTTTTGAATTAAAAATATATCTTTTTTATTTTCATTTTTATCATATTCAAATTCTCTGAATGTAACTCTACGTAATACTTGGGGAGCTGCTAAAGTTTTAACAACTTGACCATCTTTAAATGTAAATGTGTACTGGTTTCCCCTTGAGTCTTTTGGATAATAATTAGGATTATTTTGTTCTGTTCTACCTTCGTTCAGTTCAATGATAACTCCACCAGGAAGAACTACTGCTCCAGCAGTATTTTTAATCTGAAAGGTTTCCCAATGTTTGATATTATTTTGTCTTGGACCATATTGCTTTTCTATTGAAACATCTAATTCGACCGCATCAACTGGCCAATCATTGTTAATATCAATAATATTATTTAAAAGTAAAATAGTCCAATACCATTCTGTAGATCCATACTTATCATATGAGATAGATTCTGGAGTTTCTCCATCTTTGATAGTATATTTAAATGAGTTAATGTATAACGCATTTATGTTATCTCTAAATCTTACTCTTCGGAATAAATTTTTTGATAACTTTGCTCCTCCCTTTACTTGAGGATAATAAATGTTTGGCTGTGAATCAAAGAACATTTTAGTATCCTCCCTCTCCTGTTCCGAACTCTGTTACCTCTACACCAGTAATAATTTCTGTTTCTTTGAAGTCTAATGTCAAGTTATATGCAACTGGTGCTGGTCCTAATTTGTTTGAATAATGTGTAGCCCATACTCCATCTGGAGTGTAATCAATACTTACATTTGTAAGCACACAGGGTTTAATTTTGGGTAAACTTTTAATATCATTATTGTTATTATTGTATACCCAATTCAAGTTAAAGATTCTTGGTACAGATAACCATCTGTCACTAAGTTCATTAAATGAGTTTCCTTCTTCTCCTTCAAATGCAGAAGTTCCACTATAATTAGGGAGTGCATGATATCTTAATGCTTTAATAATATTATCAATTTTAATTTGCTCGGATTCACTTCTAGGAACTAATTTCCAGGTGAAGTTAAAGTTTCTCATGCTTACTCCGCCGAAAATTTGTTCCTTATATGGATTTAAAACTTTTCCAGCGATACCTTGAGTCAATGCTTCACCACTAATACCAATACTTTTTTCACTTAATTGTTTTAATAACATTCCAGCAAGACCATTTTGTGCCAAGGTCTGTAAGTTTGTTCCAATTGCATCCGTATTAGAATCGGTAAATCCTTTTGCAATAGAAGGTAAAATCTTTCCAATAGCTCCAATACTTTGCTCTCCCCAATCCATTGAATCTGAGTAATTTACTTTTTCTGGAATTGGTAGTAGAATCGTAGCTAAAGATTTTTTTGCTTTTGCTCCAGAAGACAATTGAACATTACTTAGTGTTCCTTTGTAAGAGGAGGATGTCCCTGGAGTGGAACTGCTAGATTCGGATGCAGCCATTCCTCCCAATCCAGATTGTGTGATTGGAGTGAAGTCTACAATATCAATCTTTAATAGGTCATACTTAGCAACAGTATCTGGCCAATATAAGTTTTTGAACTGTTGACCTCCTTGACCTTCTGCAGGTGGGGCGTAACTTTTTGAACCAGTACTCATAAATAGTAGGTATAGATTGACATTTATAAACTATTTATGAGTACTTTAAAGGGAAAATTTTCTCCTAGAAATATTCATAAGTACAGAGGTGATTATAGAAATATAATTTACAGATCTTCATGGGAACTTAAATTCATGAAGTATTGCGATGAAAGAGCTACTGTACTTGAGTGGGGAAGTGAAGAAATAGTAATTCCTTATAGATCTCCTTTAGATAATAGAATTCACAGATATTTTGTCGATTTTTATGTGAAAATAAAAGATTCAAATAATAACATTACAAAATATTTAATTGAGATTAAGCCAAAAAAACAAACAGTAGAACCAAAGATTTCAAACAGAAAAACAAAAAGTTACATTTATGAAGTAACTGAATACGTAAAAAATCAAGCAAAGTGGTCTGCGGCTGAGGATTTTTGTCGAGATAGAAATTGGAAGTTTATGATACTCACCGAAAAGGAATTAAAGGTATGACATCATCTTTCAGAAATATGGTTCCACGATCTCCTTCCAATATAAGAGGAGGAGATAATATAAGTACTGGATTTGGTACTCCAGATCTTAGTGGTAATATTTTTTCAGACGTTAAAAAATTAGCCAGAGGAAGAGAAAGAAGCTATTCTTGGTATCGTGATACAATAAGGATGGTTTCTAAGAAAAGTGATATTTACAAAACCTTATCTACTTGTAATGAAACTCTATCTCCAGTTGGAAGTAAATTATATTTTTTTGAATATAATGCAACCTGGGCAAAAAAATTAAAGTATTATGATGAGTTTCCTTTAGTATACATGCTCCAGGGGGGACCAAAATTTTTTGGAGCTAATTTACATTATCTTACATATGCAAGAAGAGTTCAAGTAATAGAAAGTATTTTGAATGGAACACCAACAATTCCTAAACAGTGCTTTCATAATTATGTTTATGAAGGTCTTGAAACACCATTATTTGAAATAAATACTGATGATTGGAAAACCGCAATCTTCATACCAAATGAAAGTTTTGTTACAAGGAGAAGAGGATTGTATCAACGAGTAAGTAAGTCTTTTGTTTGGGGAGATAGTAGCCAATGACAACTAGAGCTTTTGATAGAAATATTGGAACTCTTAAAGAGTTCAAGTCTTATGTATCTAAATTTGGATACAGTATTAATAACTTTTATGATGTTCATTTTGACTTAACCAATTCCACTGGAGTTTTAAATAATATACTCAAAAGAGTTCCTGGGGGTGGTCAGCCAAATGCCAATGATCCATCCAACATGACTGGATTGATGAGATTCTATGCAGAAGAATGTTCTATTCCAGGATTTCAAATTTCCACAGGAGAATATCGTATTAATAATTCTCCCCAATTAAAATATGCATATGGAATTGTAAATAATGAAATTACATTTTCATTTATTGGGGATGCAAATTCAGAGATTAGAAAAACTTTTGATGCATGGCAAAGTTATATCTATGCACACAATGTTCCAAATTCACGACAAGCTACATCAGGAGTTTTAAATGTAAATCGCAAGCAAAATTTAGGCAGAACTAGATATAGAGATGAATATGTTACTGATATTTTAGTTGTCAAGTTTGAAAAAGCTAATCAATTTGAGGTTACTAGTAAAGGTAATACTATATTAAGTGATTTAGAAAGATCTGGAACATATATGAAATCTACTGACATAATTCCAGATTATAAACCAAAATCTTTACAGGAGAATATAAGTAATTTTGAAAAAGCAAAACCATTATATTCTGTACGATTAATGAATGCATTCCCTACAAATATTTCTTCAATCGGACTTTCTAGTGGTGCTTCAGAAATTGTAAAAGTGCAAGTTACATTTGAATATGAGACTGCAGTTACAAGTGCCCATAATAATGGAACCGTACAAGGAAGCATAGAAACAATTATCTAAAAGTAACCTAAATAATTTCAAATTATGTTATAGTTTTATACTATGCCTTTACCAAAATTAGTTGCCCCAACATATGAGTTGGAACTTCCTTCAACTGGAGATACAATTAAATATAGACCATTTCTAGTAAAAGAAGAAAAAATTCTTCTTCTTGCTATGGAATCTGAAGATGAAAAACAAATGACCAATGCAGTGAAAACTATTTTAAAGAACTGCATTTCTTCAAAAATTAAAGTAGATGATTTAGCAACATTTGATATCGAGTATCTATTTTTAAATATTCGTGCAAAGTCTGTTGGAGAAGAAATTGAATTAAATGTTCCATGTCCAGATGATAATCAAACTGTGGTTCCAGTTAAAATTAATGTAGAAGATATTAAGGTACAAAAATCAAAAGATCATAATAGAATTATTGAATTGAATGATTCGGTGTCTGTAGTCATGAAATATCCTAGTATGGAAACTTTTGTGAAGACTAATCTTTCTTCTAATGGAACTGCAGAAGATGTATTTGAAATTGCTGCATCTTGTATTGAGCAGGTTGTAGAAGGTGAAGATGTATATGAAACCAAGAGTTTCTCTAAAAAAGAAATTAATGATTTCCTTGATAGCTTAGACACGGCACAGTTCTTAAAAATTCAACAGTTTTTTGAAACTATGCCAAAACTTTCTCACACTATTAAAGTGACAAATCCAAATACTGATGTTACAAGTGATGTAGTAATTGAAGGTCTAGCAAGTTTTTTCGCATAGCCCTAGCTCATGAAACCTTAGAAAATTATTTTAGAATTAATTTTATATTGATACAACATCATAAGTGGAATCTAAGTGAGCTAGAATTAATGATACCATGGGAACGAGAAGTTTATGTTCAAATGTTAATTGATTATATTGAAGACGAAAATAACAGACAAAAAACAACGCAGTCATTATAATAGATGGCACAACTCAAACCTTCAATGAAATCATTTGGCCAAGCATTAACTGGTCAAAAATTAAAATCCTCTTATATTAATCAATCAGCTTTTACTTCAAGTACTGCTGTAATGAGTGCTCCTGGAATGTCAACACCAGGAGCATTTTCTGCTGCAGAGTTAGGTGAATTATCTTCCATTAAAAAGAATTTAGTTTCGTTGGTTGCCATCGAAAAAAAGTATAATGATTTTCTTGGTGATAAAATTATAAAATTTGCAAGATCAGAAGAAAGAACAAAACTTAAAAAGAGAGAATCTTCACAAGAAACCAAAGATAAAACAGAAAAGAAAGCAAAAGTTAATCCTGTTGTAAAAGGAGCCATGAAAGGTCTTGACGGACTTGTTGGCTTTTTTGGAGATTTATTTAAATGGTTTATTGGATATAAAATTGTAGAGTGGGTATCAAAACCAGAAAATTTAAAAAAGATTCAAGACTTTGCTAAATTATTTGTAGGAATATTTAAATTTATTAGCAACGTTGTAGGATTTGGCGTTGACAAAATAATGTCAGGTCTTAGCCATTTAGTTGATGGTGGTGGAATTACAAGAGTATTTGGCGCTCTTGAAATGATCGTTGGATTCTTCACTTTAAAGTGGTTATTGAATCCGACCAAAATAATTTCTGATATTAAAATGATCGGGACATTATTTACAAAAATAATTCCGAACGCAATTAATGGAGTATTAAATTTCTTTACTAATTTAATACCTTCAGTTGCAACACAAGCTGTAGATACTGCAGTAAACGAAGGGTTGAAAGGAGCAGCTGCTGCAGGAACAGAAGCTGTTAAAACCGCTGCAGGACAGGTCACAGAGCAGGCAGCAAAGTCTGGAGGCAAAGCAGCAGCAGAGGGTGCTGCTAAGGGTGCTGCAAAAGGAGCAGGAGCAGTCGCAGCAAAAGGTGCCGCAAAGGGAGCAGCCAAGGGTGCAGGTAAGTCGTTACTGAAAAAACTTCCTGTTATAGGAGCAGTCACAGGAGGAATCTTTGCAGTAGATAGAGCATCTAAAGGTGATTGGGTTGGAGCTGGGATGGAGGCTGCATCTGGTGTAGCTTCTTTGTTACCTGGATGGGGAACTGCAGCATCAATAGGTATTGACGCAGCATTGGTAGCAAGAGATCTTGCCAAGGAAAAGGAAAAAGAAGATAAAAAAATTCCAAAATTAGCAAAAGGTGGTATTGTAACTAAACCTACTAAAGCAATAGTAGGAGAAGCTGGACCAGAAGCAATTCTTCCTTTAGATAAATTAACTTCATTTACAGGAAAAGGTATTGAATCAGATGTAGGAAAAATAATTCCTAAATTTATGAAGATGTTGACGATTCCTTTCACTTTAGTTGGTGCTGGAATTATTGCATTAATGTCATCTTCATTAGCAGTAATTCCTGGCATCGGACCATTGATGCTGCCATTGATTTCTAGTATTGCTTCCACTTTTGGCATTCCTCCTTCTATAGTTAAAGGAGTATCCAAGTTTGTAAAAAATCCAATAGAAGCAGTAAAGGGAGGAGCTAGTAATATATCTAAATTGTTTGGGGATACTTCTCCTAGAGTATCAAAACAAAAGGGAGGAAAATTTACCCCATCAAACGATACTTCAGTTAGAGGATTGCTTGCTAATATTTTGGGAGCATTGGCAAGTAAAAATTCAGATCAACCAGTACCAAGTACACCTTCACCTTCTGGTGGATCTCCTTCTGGTGGATCTCCTTCTGGTACTGGTGGTTCAAGTCCTCCTCCAGGAGCAGGTACAGCAACTGCCACGGACAATGCAAAAGAATCAATAAAAAAGGCTGGTGGATTGCGAGAGGATGGAACTCTGAAAGGAGTTCAAGGTACTTTTATAGACAAGGGTAGGGGAGGAAAAGAATATTCTCCTGGAGGTGGTCTAAAAGCAGTAATTAATGGAAACCGAAAGTATTGGTATGATGCTACTGGAAATGTATTTAAATGGGAAAAACCAGGAGATCCTTTAACAGATATTACATCAACTAAATTATTTGATTCAAAAACTTTAGGAGGTCCATTAGTAAGAATTCCTAGCACAGGAGAAGTTAAAATTCTAAAAGGATTGTTTGGTGGAGATCAAACTGCAGTTGGAATGTATAATTATGCAGTAGGTAAAGTATTAAAATCTAGACCTACGAAAGGACCCAAAGGAACATCTGGTTCGGATGTTTGGGAAGCTCCAACTGAAGGAATTTATGGAAAACCTGCAAAATTTAATAGTGGTGGTAGAGTAAAGGGCTCTGGTATTGGAGATAAACAGCCTGCATTACTTGAACCAGAAGAGTATGTATTGAATAAAAATTTAGTTAAAGCTATGGGTGGACCGAAGGTTTTAGATCCTTTAAATTTCAATCTTCATCCTAGATTTGGTACATCTAAAATTGCACAGATTCAAAGAAATGAAGAAAAAGCAAGTGGTGATGGAAGACCAAGAACAAGAATGCTTCAAATTGGAGGAGCAGCAATATTAGAAGGTGCGAAAAAAATAGCTGGAATGGGAAAGGGACAAGGTAATATGTGTGCCGCAACCACCAGAGCTGCATTAAGAGCTGCTGGACATCCTGATGCAGGAAAGGTTACTCAGAAAGGGGATTTAGACGCAGAAGGAACAAAATACAATGGAGTTAATTTTGCTGCATCTTTTGCAGGAAGTGATATGGGATCTATTATTAAAAATACTTCAGGATTGCAGGCTGGTGATGTTGTGTTGTGGAAAGGAGGAAATGGTTATCCTTCTGGGGCTATTACTCACGTTGGTATTAAAGGAGAAGGAAATGATCTTTGGCATCATGGCAGATCAGCTGGATTTAGAAAAGCTAGTATGTACACTAGTTCTGGAGGACAGACATTTGCAGCAGGAGTAAGATTAGGAGGAACTGGTACTGTAGGTGGTGGTCCTGGATCTACTTCAGAAACCCAAGAATCTGAAGTTTCTTGGGCAGATATTACTAAGAGTTTAGGAAGTTTATATAAAGGTTTAACTGGAACTCCTTCTCAAACAATTCCTCCTGCTCCTACGTTACCTCTTGCTCCTGCTCCAACCACATCTATTCCTTCATCATCTACTAGATTACAACAAGCACAACAAACTTCAAATCAAAATAAAGCAACACAACAAGCTTCTACAACAAAACCATCTGGAGGTAATGTAGTCAGTCTTTCTCAAGGAACTAATGTAATCAATCAAACTCAGGTTGAAACTTTAGCTCCAGCTCTTGGAAATACTATTCCTCCCACACCTTTAACTGTATTCCCTGCAACTCCATAAGATGGCTATTTCTTCACCAATAAAACCATCTCCATTTTTAGTACCTGCAAGGCTTAAAGAACTTAAAGCCATAAATGTTTTGTCTAAAAAATTATATGAACATAAAAGAGATAGATTTTTGTTAGAGAAACGTTTATATAAACTTGAGCAAAAATCTCTAGAGAAAAGACAACTACAAGAAAGAGAGTCTTCTCAAGAATCTAAGAAAAAATTATCTTTAAAATCATCTGCTAAAAGATTTGTAAGGAATAAAGCAGTTGGATTAGGATCATTTTTATTTGATTTATTACAATTTTTTATTACGTATAAAGTAGTAGAATGGGTATCGAAACCAGAGAATAAGAAAAAAGTTTTAGCTATTACTAAAGCATTAAAGGGAATTTTTGATTTCCTTAGCTGGTTTGTGACTGGAACTATAGACAATGCATTTAGTGGATTGCATAGTGTTTTATTTGGAGAAACTTTATTAGAAAGATTTTTAGGATTTTTTAAATTAGTAGTAGGTCTTCTTGGATTTAGATACTTACTGCGTCCTGGAAAACTGTTTAAAGATTTAGGATTTGTTATAAAAAATAGTGGTAAAATATTAGATGTATTTACCTCTTTTAGAAAAGCTGGAATAAAAGAAGGGTCTGAAAAATTATTACAAACTCTTCCAAAAACTGCAGAAGTTTTCAAAAGAGGATTAACCAGAGGAATTACAAGAGGACTACTAAAGGTATTTGGAAAAGGTGGAGTTAGATTATTATCAAAAATATTTGGACCTGCTTTTAGAGCAGTAAAAAATATCATACTGGGTCCAATTAAAACTTTTGCAAAAACAACTGTAAAGGGTATTCCTATTGTAGGACCTTTATTAGATCTCGGAATTAATTTAGCTTTAGGAGATCCAATAGATAAGGCCATTGTAAAGGCTGCAGGTTCTGCATTAGGAATGGGTCTTGGTGGATTGATAGGATCCGCATTCCCAGGACCAGGAACTATAATTGGTGGAGCTTTAGGAGGATTACTAGGAGATTGGGCTGCAGATAAATTATATGGATGGGTGAAAGGATTATTTAATAAGAAAGAAGAAAATACTCCGCAGTTAGCAGTAGGAGGTATTGTAACTCAACCAACTAAAGCAATAATTGGGGAAGCTGGTCCTGAGGCAGTAATTCCATTACCACAACTATTTTCTGGATCTATATTTTCTGCTCCATTAGCAGTATTAGCATCGTCTTTGATTGGCGGTATTAATGCAGTATTATTTTCTATGGGAGCAGTTGGTAATATTATAAGACCATTTGCTCAACAATTATTTGCACCTTTTGTTAGAGATTTTGGTATCAAACGATTTACATTTTCTTCTAAGTTAGGAAACACTGTAATAGATGCTGCCACATTAACAACGAAAGCTAGTGCTAAAGAAGGAGATGATACAAAATTAAATGATATTGTTGGAAAAAATAAAAAAGTAAACTTATTAGGAGATAAAAAATCTGATAAAAAGATTAGATATAATGCTGGAAATAGTATTAGAGAATTACTTGCAGATATATTCAATAACATAATTAATTTAGATTTTAATTCTGGAACTGCTACGCCAGGGGGAGGCGGTGGCGGTGGCGGTGCAGATCAAGCATTGACTGCGGCAGAATTGGATGCCATTAAAGCTTCATCTGCAGATAAAAGAGCTGCCGCACACCTTGCTACACTTGAAGCATCTGCACCTCAACATGTCGCTGATGTATATCAAGTAATTTTAAATCGAGCTGCTGGACAAAGTGGAGGTATTCCTTCTGTTATTACCGCAAAAGAACAATTTTCTCCTTATTCTGCTGCAATATATGGTGGTAGTGCTGATGATGCAGCATCAAAAAAATATGGAGGACTTGGGTTAACTAAAAAAGAATTGTTTGATTTGGCAGGAAAGTCAGACGGAATTCAACAATTAACAAATAGATTCCAAGCTGGTAATCCTAAAGTTGCAGCTCAGGTATTATCTGATTTTGAAAAGAATGGACCACTATCACAAAATGCAAAGAAATTTGTTGGTGGTTCTCAGTATTTTATGGGATATAAAGTTACGGGAAACGATAGAAGAAGACCAGATGGAGGAAATTGGTTTAGAGATAGATACCAAACTGGAGGTGTAGTTGCTACTCAAGGACATCCAGATACTGGTCCTGGATATACAATACAAGGTACTAATGATGTAAATGGAAGACCAGTTGTATTCTCTCGGGATGCTGCTTTTGGATTTGCAAAAATGATGAAAGATTCTGGTGGAGTAGTTAAAGGAACTGATATTGCAAGTAGTAAGAGAAGCCCTAAAAAGAATACTGATGTGCGTGGAGCCACAAGATCCAAACATTTATATGGAATTGGCATGGATATTCATGGGTCCTCAAAAGAATGGATTAAAAAGAATGGTGGAAAGTATGGATGGAACTGGGCTCCATATGGTGGTCCTGGAGATCATGGGGGACACTTTACATTTGGAGGTCAAGGAATTCAGCCATCAGACGTACCTTCACAAAATCAAGAATCCCCTGCAAGTGATACTGGAACTCCAGAAGTTTCTTGGGGAGAGATTACAAAAAATCTATCTGATTTATATAAAGGATTGACAGGAACTCCAAAAACTAATGGAGCTGCATTGCAACGTAGTAGTATGGATATGATTCAAACTCAACAAATGATTACAACTGCATACAGCTCAGATACATATATTATAACTCCTCCAACTACTATAGCAAGTACAGTAAATGTAGTAGGACCATTACCACAAAATACACCTAGTATGAATACTTCATTTGCATATCTTGATAGTTCTTCCAGTTACCTTCATAGTAGACTATAATGCAAGCAAAATTTTCTGGAGATTTTTCTCTAAAAACTGTAAAACTATTTCCAATTGTTATCGAAGGAACTCCATCCAAAGATAAGTATTTTGATATTAAAGAATTAGTTCAAGAAATTTCAATTTATGAAAGTGTAATTTCTGCTAGTCTTTATTGTCAGATTGTTGTAACTGATATTGCAGAGAACCTTATTAGCTCTTTACCTTTAATGGGTCAAGAGAGAATTCAACTTGAAATTTCTACGTCTACTGCTGATTATGATTTAAATTTTTATATCTTTAAAATTGATGGTCGTGTGATGCAGGAGAAAAATCAAGCATATGTAATTCATTTGGTAAGTCTGGAAGCTCTTTATAATGAGTCTACTAGAATTATGCAAAGAGTTGATGGGATAAAATCTCATGATTTTATAACCCAACAAATGACTGCAAGAACTGCAAATGGAGGAATTTTTACTAAGAAAAAAGTTGATGCTGATGAGACATTATATCCATTTAACATGTATGTACCTAACTGGAGAATATTTGATACTGCAATATGGATGGCTAGAAGGAGTGTTCCTACAGCGTATAAAAACTCAGTTGGATATTTGTTCTTTGAGACTTTTGATGGATTTAAATTTAAATCTATAGATAATTTATATCATCAACCAACATACCCAAATGCAAACACAAAATATACTTTTGCTCAAGGTAATACTGGTGCTAAAGGAACTACTCAAAATAATTATAGAATATTAAACTATTCATCCCCAAAAGCTTTTGATATTTTTGAAGATTTAAGGAATGGTGCTTTTTGCCATAGATCTGTTTATGTAGATATAAACAATAGAATTTATAGAGTATTTAATACTAACGCTGCAAAGTATTGGAATGATATGAACCATTTAGATAATTTAAAACCATTTAGAATGGATAGTGAAGATAAAGTATTGCAGTTCCCAACAAGAATAATTTATAGACCAACTACACTAAGTACATTTGGTTGGAAAGAAATTGATGATACCGAAGATAAAAATATAGATCAAGTGAATAAAACTTATGAAAAATCAATTTATAGATATTACTTTTTAGAGTATAATAAATTAGAAATAACTATTCCAGGAGATTTAAAAATTAGTGCGGGCAACACAATATCCGTTTCTATTCCATCTCCAAAAAGAAATTCTGATGGCAGTGTACAGGAAGATAAAAGAATTAGTGGAAAGTATCTAGTACATTCCGTTAGGCATACTATCCTAAATAGAACTGAACTAAGAACTACTATAACTTTAGCTAGAGATTCTTTTGGTGGGAATAATATTCCAGATGTAGTTCCATCAACAGGTCAAACTAATTTAGGAAGTTAAACAAATGGAAAAAAGAACATTACAACAACATATTAATGATGATATAAAAGAAATAGATTGTCCAGTTACTAATGGGCAACGTCGTCGTCATTTAGAATCTGAGTTAGAACAACTAGAAAGATATCAAGAAAAGAACCCAGATAAAACTGAGGATCCTACAAGTCTAGAACTATATTGTAGTGATAACCCAGCCGCTCCAGAATGTCTTATATACGAAGTTTGATACATGTCAATAAATCCTACATTACAGACTCCTGCTTTCCTAGGTAATAATGATTTTACTTGGTGGTTAGGAACAGTAGAAAACTCTGACGATAGAGATGCAAAATTAGGAAGAGTAAAAGTAAATATTCTTGGGTTTCATCGTTCGGATGAAAAGCCAGATAATCTTCCATGGGCATTAGTATTGCAGCCAACTACAAATCCAGCAGTAGGTGGAATTGGAAATGCTGCTAATTGCTTGAAGCCTGGAAGTTTTGTTATGGGATTCTTTTTAGATTACCCAGATTGTCAACAACCTGTTGTGATGGGAACTTTTTATAGTCAAATAAAAAAAGTAATCGAACCAGACACTCAACAAGCTAGAGATAATCCAGGGGCTGTACACATTAGAAAGTCTAAAGGTTCCACCGAAACTGGACAACCACAAGAATCGGAAAATGTAGTTCCTACTGCAGAAAAAGCTAGTAATACAACATCAGAAACTGGTGGAGGAATTCCAGTTTCTGATAGCATTGCTGCTAAATCTTCTCCTGCATCTCCATCAAACCCTTCTGGAAGAGTGGGTGCTGTTCCAATTGCAGATGGAAAAGATGGTCCACTAAAAATAATTAGTGAACAAATTAAGATGTGTATTGAAGAACTTGGTAATATTTTCAAGACGGGTAAAGTATATCAACCAAATAAAGGTAATCCAGTATTAACTTCAGATATATCTAAAGAACAACAATATATTCCAATATCTAATGTTAACGACTTTCCAGATTTCGGAAAAATAAAAATAGGAAGTGAATATATTGGGTATAATGGAAAGAATGAATATTCTCTGACAAATATTGTTAGAGGAATGAATTCAACAAAACCATCTCAATATACAAAAGGAACAAAGGTTACATACATACCAAAAACAGATAGTCCAATAGAAATTGTTGGCAAATTCACTGATAAAGTTGTAGATATTAAGTCTGCCGTAAATGCTTGTATATCTGTTATACGAAATTTAGTTTGGTATATTGTAAATGAAATAAAATCTTTCTTAATGAAAGAAGTAACAAAATATTTAAATATTCTTGGTCTTTCTTCAGTTAGTCCAATTCCATTTTTTGTAAAAACGGTAACTGAAGTAATCATTCAAGTACTAAGAACTATTGGATGTACTTTAGATGAAGCTCTCGTTGATGCAATAATGGGAGGAATCGAAGGATTTATTAATGAATTTGTAGAAAATTTAGCAGATCAGTTAATAAGACAAACAGAACAATTTATTAATTTTGCAGAACAATGTATAAATGATGTATTTGGTTCTATTTTTCAGTTAACATCTATTGCAACTCAGATTGCCGATGCAGTAGCTGGAATTACAGATTTAATATCTTCAGTTTCAAATATTGGAAATGCTGGAGATTTATTTGATAGTAATGGTATGGTTAATGCTGCAGCATTAGGTAGCGTTGGAAATATTGTTGGGTTTATTTTAAACTTACTTGGAATTGGTTGTAATAGAACTACTGATTCTCCATTGCAAATTACATGGGAAGATTGCCAGTTAACTGAAAATAATTGTAATCCATTTAATTTTGTTGTTACTGGTGGTATACCTGGAAGATGGAATCCAGAATATTCTAAATTATTTGTACAAACTTCTGAATCTGGACATACTATTGTAATGGACGATACTCCACATAGCAATAGACTTGTAATCGAAGCTGGTGGTAGTAAAACTGGATTTCATATTTTAGATAATGGAGACATTGAAGTAACAAATAGTAATAATAAAACTGAAATAACTTTCGGCAAACAAAAGGTTATAATAAAAGGAGATGTATATACTGAAGTTAAAGGTAATTATCATTTACAAGTAGATGGAAATTATCATCTTAACGTTAATGGTCAGTATAACGTATATGCAAACAGAGAAAGCAAAATTACATATGGAGGAGAACATGAAACAATATTTAAAAGTGATTCAAAACTAAGTGCTGCTAATGGACTTGGAATTGCAGGATCTAAAATTGGATTTAGTGCTTCTGGACAATTAGATATACATACACCAACTTTATCTACTTATGTAACAGAACAAAATCATTTATGTACTGGATCTTGGAACTTGTATGCAAACTTTAAAAATGATTATATTGCATTGAATAAATTTTGTTTAGTCGGCGGAAATAAAACTTCATTACGAGCAGGATTAAATTCTGATATCGGTACAGGAGCTTCGCAAAAATATCAAGCAACAGCAGAGACTGTGTGGAAAGGAGGATTATATAGTCAAACTATAATAGGAGCATCAAATCAAGTTAAGATGTCAGTAGATAATAAAACCACAGTTGGAACTACTACCGATAATTTATTTGCTACTAGATTAAAATCCGTTGTTGGCACAGACTTTAAAACTATGACTGGATTGAATTTTGACTTATCCGAAGGAATTGATTTTAATTTATCCGATGCATTAACATTCACTCAATCTCCTGCTATAATGAACGCTTAAATATAATTTACTTAGTACTTGACAGGTCGATCTGTCTGTGCTATACTATACAAGTAAATCGAATACACCTTATGCAAATCACAGACTACTCAACTTTAGGTAGGGTTGAAATTGATATGTTGTCTAGAGTTATTCATTTACACGGTGATGATGGTGAATACCTTAAAGTAGAAGAATCTAATCCAGAGGATTTTACTAAGATGTGTGCGTTCGTCAATCAAACTCTGACCCCAGATATGATTGAGTACAAGTATTGACAAAATACGGAATCCATATTATGATAGTCTTGTCCGTGTGAAGGAAGTTTAAAAAATGACACTTTACTTAGTCATTTAAATACAAATCTCAAAATAGTTTTTGATGTTAATCTTTTCATAAGAGTATTTTGAGATTTTTTTTACGGGAGCGTGGCGTAATTGGTAGCCGCATCAGACTTAAAATCTGCTGGTCGTATGACCGTGGGGGTTCGAGTCCCCCCGCTCCTATATAAATAACCCTGTATTATTTTTAGTTGGTATATTGGAAAAGCTAGGTAAGCATTGTGTTGCAGAGGTATATGGCTGCCCGCATGAAATTTTAAATAATGAGCAACTTCTAGTGGAAACATTTAAAGAAGCTATTATACTTTCTGGGGCTACCTTGTTGAATATAGCATCGCATAAATTTGATCCGCAAGGAGTTACTATAGTTGCGTTATTATCTGAAAGTCATATAAGTATACACACTTGGCCAGAGTTAGGAAGTGCTGCTTTGGATGTGTTTACTTGTGGTATCAGTCAACCAGAACTAGCTTTGCTTCATTGTGTTGAAGTATTGAAACCAACAAATTATAACATGAAATGCTTTGATAGATAATTCTGTATAAATAAACTTAGATTTCAAGCTCTCTACGGAAATAGAAATATGGCTCTAACTAGAGTAACTTCTGGTGGTATTGCAGAAGGCGTAGTTATTAGATTTAGTGGAAACGGCACTCCAGAATACCGTGTGCCAGGATCACCTGCAATTACGTTTGAGAACGACACAGATACAGGCGTATACAATCCAAATCCAAATGAACTTGCAATTACTACTGGAGGAACTGCTAGACTAATTTTCAAGTCTGATGGTCAGATTGTTACTGGGAACGGAACTTCTCTTGGAGGTACTAACCCAGACTTCGCAAATGCTACAAATATTGTTCTTTACGTTAACCAGTCAGATAAGAACGCAACTGATGTAGAGACAAACGACGGCGGTAATATTAACAGACCTTTTAAAACAATTGAGAGAGGACTTGTAGAAGCAGCAAGAAAGAGTTATGTAGCACAAGGACAAGACAGATTTGAAGCGTACACCATTATGGTGTTACCTGGAGATTATACAATTGATAACCGTCCAGGTATTGATGTAACTACTAACCCACTTGCTGCTTCTGCATCAGAAACCCCAGGATCTTCTGCAACAACTGGAAATCTTGCAACAGGATCTGCATGGAGATTTAACCCAAGAAATGGTGGGGTCATTGTACCTAGAGGTACTTCTATTGTTGGTTATGACCTAAGAAAGACAGTTATTCGTCCTAAGTATGTTCCATCACCAATTTCTGATGACGGAAGCATAACAAGTGACAACTATGTGATTAGTGGTGTCATGTATGATGCTGCTAATATGATTCAGAAGGCTCGTGGATTTATTGTAGAGCAAGCATTTTTACATGCAAAGCAACTATATCCTTCCATTGGAAATATCAATGAAACTTGCAAAAGAGATATTGGATACATTGTAGATGCTGTTATTACTGACCTTAGAGAAGGTGGTAACGCAAATTCATTTGTAGCTGGTGAATTCTATACTGATGGAACTTCACTAAGATTTATTGCTGATGGTACTGAAAAAATTGCGACTCTAGCTGCATTCAATAAAGCTAGAGATATCATGCTTCATGCTATTAATGCATGGATTACTAATAATGTTCCTGCTAATTATAGCTTTACTGAGATTACAACTGGAGCTACTCCAGGTCTCAAGCCTTCATATACTAGTACTGGTGTAAATAAGGATTATTCTACTGGTAGCACATATGATTCTTCATGTGCTACTGCAGAGTCTGCAATTATTAGTTTAATGGGTATTATTACTGGCATTGTCAGTAATCCAGATACTTATACCGAGTTATACAAGAAAGTTCTAGGTGTTGGGTTCCAAACATCAATCTTTAAAGTAACTGGTGGCTGCTACTTCTGGCAGATGACCTTTAAAGATGCCAAGACAAATCCATTAAATTCTGTAACCTATAATGGAAGTGGAATTCCAACATTCACTCAAGCAACTACGCCATTCTATTCTCACCACAGAGTTGTTTCATTTACTTATGCAGATCAAAGAACAACTGATGGTGAACTAGATAAGTACTATAAGAGAATTGACTCTTGGGCTGCAGATATTACTGTTGGCAATGAGCCAAGAATTGCACGTCCAGAAGAATATACTATCGTTGGTGATGCTTCTACTAAGCAAAGTATTGATACTGTAAACTCTGCATCTCCTTACATCTTTAACTGTTCACTACGTTCTATCCTCGGTCTTTGCGGTATGCATACCGATGGTAGTAAAGTTAAAGAGAGTAGCTTCAAGTCTATGGTTGTTGCTCAGTTCACTGGAATTTCTCTACAGAAAGATCCAAACGCATACTGGCAACCAAGAAACGCAACTGGTAGAGTATATACAGATTCTCTTACAACATTCCAAACTGGAGATTCAATACGAAACGTAGAAAATGAATCTGAGAGTATAGACAATCTTGGCCCAATCTATGCAGATCCAAACGCAGAATATAAGCATGATTGGAGACACTTCCACATTAAAGCTTCTGAAGGTGCATTCATTCAGGTAGTTTCGGTTTTCGCAGTTGGCTATGCGGACCAATTCTTGGCAGTTAATGGTGGTGATATGTCCATCACCAACTCTAACTCTAACTTTGGACATATTGCACTCAGAGCAGTTGGAAACAAATTTACTGTAGATCCACCTTCTGCATATGGTAAAATTACAGCACTTATTCCTCCTGCTGGTATTTCCAATACTTCACAGTATACTGAAATTTATCCAATTGCAACTGACATTACTTGGAAAGCAAACCTTGGAGAATCCGCAGAAAAAACTCAGCCATTCTGGGGACAGGCAAAGACTAACTTTAGTACTGCTAATGGAAACTTCTTTAAATTATATCTTGAAATTCCAGGAGTACAGGCAGAATCAGATATTCCAGAACTTGTAGTAGAATCAAAAGATGTAAATACTGGAAATATAGTAGTTAAAAGATTCTTAACATTTGGCGCAAATAATAACTACAATTTATTCAGAGATTATTACACCACTGCTGGGGTGCAAGCTCAGGCAGATTGTAAAATTTCTAACCAAGTAGATACTGCTACTGGTGGAGTTTCAAACTACGAAGCAGTCATTGAACTTGCTGCATCAGCTACTGGGGATAATACAACTAACGTACCAGGCAACCTTCAGAGACAAGGTTACTTCTGGGATCCAAGTAGACAAAAAGTTTATTTAAAAATCAACCCAAATTACACCTCATCTAGAACATATGTTGCAGACTTCTTATTTTCTAGCGTAATTGAAACTCAATTCGTAACAGTAACAGAAACTCTTCCAGATGGAAGCAGCCAGGTTGTTTCTAGAACTGAGGATGTAAATGTACTAGAATGGTGGGATTCATTCCCAGGAAGTATTACATCTGCGAAGTTTGTTGATGCTAGAGCAGCAAATCCAAATGATTTACTCTGGAGAGTTAAGTACGTTATTCCTAAGGATTATAGAGATCCAGATTTGAAAGTTCTTACTCCAAAGCCACCAGAAAAGAGATTTATTATTAAAGGTACTGCTCCAGGAAATGATGGATACGGTATTCCATATAGTAGCTATAGGTTTACAATTTGGGATGTACAAGAAATTGATACTTGGGAAAGAGATGTTAGAGATGGTGTATACTATCTAACAGTATTAAGAGCTGATGTTGATAAATTTATGGATGGTGATAGTGGTTCATATAAGAACTCACCAATCACATTAACTCGTGATGATCAATATCAAACTATTGTTGCAGATGGACTATCTGAACTTTATAGAAATGATAATAATTATAGAGTATCTACTAACGTAAACTACCTATATCCTTCAACTAACGAAGAAGGTAATATCACTAATGCAAGAACAATTTGGAACCCACCACAAACAGATTCACGTTGTATTGTTGAATATCTCAGTGGGCAGGGTGCTAATGGAGCATATAGACCAAAAGATGTTTCTGTACCTAACAAAAAATATTATAATACATCAGTATCAACCACTCCATTCTATGAAGTTCCTGCATTAACATCTGTTACTGCAGAAGCTTGCCATAGACTTGTAGCAGCATTAAATCTTTGCTATGTTAAAAACGTATCTACTACATCTACCCAAATTAAGGTAGCTCCAGTTTGCAGTTGGGATGCTAGAACTACATTTGGAACTCAAACTATTAATGGTACTGCTAATACTGCATTATTCAATTCAGTATCTACTACGTTCAATATCTATGGTGATGTAAGTGAAAGCAATCCTACAAACTATAGATGGGGTTCTGGTAAATCATTCAACTCAACTAGTGATTTAAATCAATATGGTGTTAATGGATCTGAAGAAGATAGAAAGATTGTCTGTTGTTCATATTCACCTTCAGTTACAAATATTACAAATGGTAATGAAGTAACTAACGAAAGTAATACTATTCTTTCTCTAGGTCCAGTAGTACCTCTTTACAGACCATCTATTCTTCGTGCATCTTCACATACATGGGAATACATTGGTATTGGTCCTGGTAACTATTCAACTGGTTTCCCAAATCTACAGACCAGAGTTCTCAAGCCATATGAGCAATTCATTGTTCAGGGATATGAAAATGGTGGTGGTTTCATTGCATCATCAGGTACAAACTCTGCTGGTGACTTCTACATCGGAAACCAAGTTATTCAAGCTGGTGGTCAGTCCACTACAACTCTAAACGTACCAAAAGTTCGTAAATCTTCAGAATCAAACTCAGTTGATTTTACTGATATTGAAAACAGAATTGCAAACAACGTTATTAACGTTATTGCATCTGAAAATAGAAGTTCTGCTAGCCAGAATCTTCTCAAGGGGCTTTCAAACTTCTTCACTACTGCAAGATTAACTGTTTCTGATAGAGCTAATATTCAAACTCTATACATCACTGATAAACTTTATATTGCAAATACTAAGATTCTCAACGGAGATAAGTTCCCAGAAGGCGGTCCCGAAGGATATGGTTTTGCTAAGGGTGCAAGACCAGAAAAGACTGGTTTTATTGCAACTGATACTAATGATAGACTTTATGTATCTCCTAAATTCCTTGATGCATGGAGAATTAAGAAGAAGATTCTATCTGCTTCAAACGTTAACCTAGATAACAACAGAATCTATATTGAACCACTCAGCAGAACATTTATTAATTCTATACAAACTAGTTTAACTACCGCTCTCACAATTCCAACATTATTCAATGGAAGCCTTGTAAGAAATATAGTTGGTGGTGTAACTTATGGTGTATTAACTATTACTGGTGGTGCAACTGCAACTTCTCTAAATCTATACGTTGGAATGAAAATTGCTCAGTATGTAACTTCTGGAAGTGCTGTTCTTACTGGCGAGGCAAGAATTAAATCAATTGATTCCACAACTCAGGTTACTTTAGAAAATGTAACTGCTGTTCCCGCAACTTCAACTTCTGGTCAATTCTATGGAATTGATAGAATCAGATTGTTTGATACCAGTGGATTACCTCCATTTGGTAGAATTGATCTTGAAATGTCAATCAACCAAATTACTGCAGAAGATTATATTCTTGATTCTGGCATTAAGTACTACTTCAATCCTACTATTAATATTTCTTTACAGTATGATGATATTGATTATACTAATAACACTCTTGAAGTAACAACAATTCAAAATTACCTTTCATATTATGATTATGTACGTAGTGTTCTACCAGCTTCTAGTGCGTTCAATCTACATACAATTACAAGAAATTATTCCTCAGTTCTACCTGTAATTGATAGTGATGCAACTTTAACTGATACTCAGTATCTAAGTGGAACTATTACTGGAGTAACTGCACATCCAACTGCAGGACTAATTTCAAACACTTCAATTCCTTCAAGTATTGTTGATGTTCCTAGAAATGATTTCTTAGTAAGAATCGGCGTAAGCTCCACATTCTATAATACTGTTCCTTCCAGAGGTGCAGTAACCATTAGAAGAAGTGTGTCTGGATCAGTAAGATATACAACATTGGTATACTTCAAGAATACTAATTTCTCCAATCAACTTTGTATTCTAAGAAGAATTGATACTCAATCTAAGAGTGATAGCTCATTTACTTACAGCACTAGCGATCCATTCACTAAGATCTTCTTTACTGGTTCTACTTGCTATGCATCTTATGGAGATAAGTGGACGTTTGAATCCGCATTCATTCCTTCAGTAGAAACAATTACGGAAGATGTAGACATCGAAAGTGCAACTCTATACACATTACCAGAAAAGCCTGTTCCATATACTGGAGATGTAGATACAACATATACAGATTCTATTGTTCCAAACCCAGTAACCTCAAAAGCTCTTGGTGCAAACTTACAGACCAAGCGTGCAGTTAAGACCTTCCAGCCATTTGAAACCCTAACTCAAGCAGCTAAGTTTGCAGAAGAGTCTGCATTTGGTCCAACTGATGAAATTGAAATTCTAATGAAGCCTGGTTACTACAGACTTGTTGGATCTACATTCCCATGTCAAGTTAGAATTAATGGTTCTGGAGTAACAAGCACTACAGAGCAATACTCTAAAGAATTTGCTAAGAGATCTGCTGGAAGAATCGGTGGATATGCATTAACAGATGTTCGTTCTGGAGATAGCGTAAACTTCTTTAGAAGTGCAGATTTCAGTAACAACTATGCAGGTAGAACTGACTTACTCTATGTTTCAACTGGTGGAAGAAATATTACTTCTACTGGTGGTCTAGACATTAGTAATGTACACTTCTTAGGTCTCAATGAAGCTATCACAAGAAATGAGATTCTTGATAACTCATACTCTGATGATACACAAGTTATTATTTCAAGAAGAAGAGTAAGAAAAGCATGGTATGTTAAGAAGTCAACTGGATTCCCAACAAGCACTGCTGGTGTTCTTGGTGGACTTGGTTTCCATGCAACTTATGCAAGTACAACTGGAAAACCATCATTTAGTTATACTGTAAATGATGCAGGATTAACTGATGAATCTGGTGTAATTGTAGCTCCAGCAGTAGATGTTAATAATGTTGCAAAAGATGCTAGGTACATGGTTATCACATTTACTGCAACTAACTTTAGCAGCACATCTGGTTCTCCAAGTGATAACCAAAGATTTAATTGGATTAAAGATTATGTAATTCCTGGAACTACGTTATTCTATTTCCCAAATAATACTGGAACTAGTGCTACTGTAGATTCTACTACTAGAAAGACTAGAGTTCTTGATGTAAGAAAGAACTTTACTGGAACTACTCTTACTAGCATTCAAGTTTATGTTGCGATGTACGATGGTGGTGGATTTACTTCAGAAGATGAAGATTTAAATATCAGTGAGATTAATGATCTAACTAATGGACTCTATTTTGTATTTGTTAATCGTGATGGTGATGAGTTTGTAACTCTTACTTACAACTGGTGTTTAGAAATGAGACGCCAGTTACTGCCAAAAACATTTACAACTTCTGGAGAAGGATATGATCCAACTTCAGTTGACACCCCAGAAATTTATGGAATCATTGCAGGTTACACTAGAGATACTCTAAACTTAGTTATCGACCTTAATCCTACTGCAGATTTTGGTGGAATCAGAACATTCTCATTCACTACTGCAGGAGCTGCAGCTGGAGATGAAACTTATAATGGAATTACTCCAGTAAGTCCACCTACATCTGGAGGAACTGGAGCACAATTTACAGTCACCAGAAGTGGTGGAGTATATAGCGTACTTATAGCAGAGGCTGGTTCTGGATATAAGATTGGTGATATAATCACACTTTCTGGAACTGCAGTTGGTGGTGGATCTAATATCACTGTAACAGTTGGAGCAATTACTCCTGCTAAGTCTAGATATACAGGTGCAGGAATTATGGGCAAGCACCCATCTATTCTTGTTAAGATCGGTGATACAAGTGAAGAATATAGTGTAACTATTCCAACCACACCTAATGGATTCCTAAGAACTTATGGATTTACAAATGATAGATTCTATCTATTGGAAGTAAACTCCGCTGTTATTGGAAGTACTACTGATAATATTGGTGTAAATGGTACTGTAGTTGGTGGATTCTCTGGTTATGGTTTCTCTGATATTAATGGATATAGTGCTCTAGACGGAGGAACATTTACATTTGAAGGTAAGACTTATCCTCAATCTGCAAGAAGAAAGACTGTATTTTCAAGCAGAGCTGAGCTTGATGCTGTTGCTAAGTATAATCTATATCAGTCTGGAGGTAATCAATCTGCAAATCCATACGGATACTACAGAAGTGGTGCTCTCGGAATGACCACAAGAGGCAGAGAAATTTTCATTAACTATGCACAAAATTATAGAATTTCTAGAAAGAAATTCCCAACTTCTGCTCCTCCTTCAGTCGGAAATCTAGGTACTACTTTAATTAGAGTAAATGGTATTCCTGGAAGTACAAACCAAGTAACTCTTAGTGATGTAACTGTCGGTGCATTCTCAGATTCTAGTGACAGATCCAACACATATGGTGGTGGATATAACGGGGGTCTAATTGCAATTAATAATGGCCAAATTAATATCCGTGGTCTCAGAATTAGAGGTAATTTAATTCTTGATTGGTCCAGTCTTCTAACTGCTGGTGGAGCTTCTAGATTAAATTCAAATAATAAATTTGGATATGGTCACTCTGTAGATTTAATTGAGCCTAGAGAAACTTCCTATGTAACTGGAATTGGTGCTAATAATTATAGAAGATTGAATGTAAGTAAGGATGATATTAACTTCCAGTACTATACGACATATACAAGAACAAATAATATGTATATTGAGCCTAATTTCCTACCAACTGGAAAGAGGGTTGATTATGACTCAAGAGCATTCCCAATCACAACCATTGCTGCAATTCCTAAATTTGATGACCAAACTTTAAATTATAAGACTCAAGTTATACTAGATGAGAAGTTTAGCACACAAAGACTGATTTATGCATCAAGTGGTGCAAATACAAGTGGATATAATCTAAGATATAATAACACTACTACAACTATTCCTGCTAATACTCCTGGAGGACATCCAAACTCTGCTAAGGAACTTCTCAGAAAAACTCTGGTATTTACTCTTCCTTATAGCACTGAAAATGAGCAAAATATTGCAGAAAATATCGCTAAAAATGTATTCCCTAACTTTACTAAAATTGTAAGATTTGGTAACACTGATTCTGTTCTTGCTACTGTTACTCAACTTTCATTCTATAATCAACTAGGAGTAGCATATTTTGAGATTACTTTCAGTGGAAATATTGAATATAATAATCTAGATAAGACAGATGGCACTCCATCAAATTGGACTGGATTTGAACTTCAATTACTAACTAACTATATTCCATCCCAGAGATTTAATTATCTTGCTACACTAACAACAAGATATAAGAAGATTGCAAACTCTGATGTTATCAGTTCTACTGGTGCTGCAGTTGGAACATATTCAAGACTAGAAATTGGATATGATGCTGCACAGAAGCGTTCTGTATTTGCAGAAAATAAAGATTTAAAGGTGGAATATATTGGAAACGGTATTCCTAATATAACTAGAGCTTCTGTAGTCACATTTACTAATACAAATAAAGCTCCTGCTCAATCAGAAGGAGATAAAATTAAAGTATTGATGGAAACTGATGCAAGTGGAAAGATTCTTTCTATGGATATTATTTCTCTTGGAATCAATAATAACCCAGATGAAATTTCAGAATATTCTACTGGAGGTAATGGATATAAGCTTACCGTACAAAAGAGTGCAAGAGTAAGAACTCAAATAACTGATATTGATTATGAAATGTTTGCTCCTGGAGAAGTTACAGTTGCTCCTTCTAACAATACATTTATTGTTAATAACTTTATTGAAACCAGTTTAACTGGAATCAAGGCTTCCTTACAACGTGCCAAGTCAATCATTGCTCCTGGTAATTACATTCTCTATGGTGGTCAATATTATAAGATTGCTAAGAGCCAGCCAAATAAGCCATATCTATCTGTATATCAGTATGTAAATCCAGCAAATATTGAAGATATTAGAACTTCTCTAGTAGTAAGACTAGAAGAAGAAAGCTATAATATCACTTACAGCAGAACATTAGGTGCTGCATATAATAATGAACTAATTACTAGATTTGAACTTTATGAAGATGATAATGTTCTAAGATACTGGCCAGATGCTGGACGACTAGAAATTGGTGAACTTGAACTTGCAGACTTTACAAAACAGTATATTGATGGATTTACTGGGTATAGACTAACTCTTGATAGAAGCAATACTAAATATTGGCCTTCCTATATTCATGATTGGGATGGTATTGATATCGTAGAAACAATTATTGCTGGAGATCCTACTGCTCCAACACTTGCAGCCCCTGGAATATCTGTAAATAATGTTGTTGCTACTGAACTCAGACTAGCAGATCCTGTGGATGCTACATGTTCAACTTATAAGAGAATCAAGTCTGTCGGTTATGAAGAATTAAATAGTCAATACTTTACTCATAGTGGTATTGCTACTACAAATAGAGCATATGTTGATATTGTAAGTTCTACATCAACTTTAGCTGAAGATTTCCAGAAGTACGAAATTGGTCAGACAATTAGCATTCCATTTAGAAATCTTCAGCACGGATATTATAGAAGAGGGTATAATAATTTCTATGATTCATATCCACAACTTTATAAGTTTAAGGTAACAGCTTCAGTTGGTACTGAAGGTAGTGCAAGTTCAACTAACCGTGAAGGAGATAACTTAATTACTGGTATTCTCTATAATACTAAGCCAGCAACAACAGATCAGGCATCACAGACAAATGATACTTCAGGAAGAATTTACTTCCAGAATATTGCTGGAATGTCTCAAATTCTAAACTCTACAAATACCTATACAGGAACTTCTACAAATAGAAAAACTACGTATCAAATTTCTGACTACGTTGATCCACTTTCAGTAGTACAAGCAACTAGAGGTATAGATTCACTTCCTGGGGTTCCTTTAAATGGAAATCTAACTACTGGTGAAGGAACTCTTTCTGGAGTAACTCTAAATGTTGGTTCACGAACAATCACCACTACTAGTGGAATTGGAATAGTTCCTGGATTAAGAGTTATCCATCCAAATCTAAGTGAAGAATGCAGAATTAGCACTGTAAGAAGAACTGGAACCTCTCCAAACTTTACTTATGAAATAAATCTAAACTCGGGTCCAACTGCAAATATCACTAATGGTACAATAACATTTGCAGCAAATGAGCCTGTAATTCTAAAAATTGATCATCCTCTACTTGCAGATCTTCCAGTGGGAACTGAATTCCATATTGTACCTACATTCAACCAAGAAGGAACTACATTAACTAGATTCGTACAAATCTATAAGAGCAGAATTGTTGACATTCAAGCTATTGGTGGAAGTGATAATGTTATTAGACTTTATCTAGCAGATCCTCTTACTTTTGGTGGAACAAATTATATCACTGATGCTGCAAATGAAAATAGCATGACACACCCAGATTCCAGACATTATGGTTTCTGTTCTATAAACATGGGTGGTTGGTCATATCCAAGAAGTGGAGGAAGCTATTTTAATTCTAATGCTGTGAGGACATTAACTCAGGCAGATCAACTTAAACTTCCTAACTATTCAAATAGAATTAAGTCTGGGGACATTCTAAGATATACATATGAAGCAAACACTGTTATTCAGGGTATTTCAACAAGTTCTGTAAATCTTGGAAGAGCAAATAATTTCTTAAGATTATCTTCAATTGCGGTTGATCAAGGTGATTCCATTAAAGCTCTATTTAATAAGAAAACTGAATACTATGGAACTAGAGACATTTATAGAACTCAAGGTACTTATGTCGTAACACATAGAAGATATCTTGACCAATATGGCGATTCTACTGATGATTATCGTTTCAATAACTCATATTCTACAGCAGGAGGAACCTTCTTTACAACATATGCTAAGACAACTGATGTACAAGCAAGTGGAGGTGCTTCAACAATTACATTGACTGATGTTAGTGGAATTGTAGTTGGTGATGTTGTTACTGGAACTAACATTGGTTCTAATAGAAGTGTCACTGCAATTAACGGAAATATAATTAGTATCAGTCCTTCTACTACTGGAATTGTTGCAAGTGGAACTACATTAACATTCTATGGATTATCCACGGCTACTCCTACAACATCATATTCATTTAATGGGACTACTTATTACATAGATTATGGTATTAGTGGACAAACTAGTGGTTCTCCAACACCTGCTGCCACTGCAATTAGTGTTTGGACTCAAACAGGTAATGCATGGGGTACATATTACTTTAATGGAACTACATTAGTTCAAAATACTACTGACCCATGGAAACAATCTATTGTTCTTTCTGGTCCAAAAGATAAGCCTGGAGTTAGAAATAGACAAAGTTTTGGTGAAAATGCGGAGATTACATTTACAGTTGATCAATTTGGTGGAATAGAAACATTATCTATTACTAACGGAGGAACTGGATATAGAATTAATGATTATCTCATCATCAAAGGTGGATTATTTAACTTTAATAACCCAAGATATTCTAGTGATCTATATCTTTATATCAGTAAAGTGGACCCAACTGGTAGAATTCTATCTTTCATTCCAAGATTTAGACTATCTTCTCCACTAGATAATAGAATTGTCGATTTTGATTTTGTTCACTCAGGTGCAACACCTACATGGACTGCTACAAATACTGCTACTGTATCAATAAGTGCGGTAAACCATGGATATGTAAATGGCGATATTGTAAATCTAACATTTAGTTTATCAACTGGATCTAATATTGCTTCTACTGGTCAATATAAGGTTATCAATGCAACACCAGATGCATTTAATATTACTAACCCAACTTCGTTAACTGGAACAAATACTGGAAATGTTAATATTGGAACTGATAAATTCTATTATCAATCATTAACTACAAATACTGCTGCTACAACTTCATCTACTATACTTCCTGTTTCTAGTGTTTCTGGAATCAATGTTGGAGATAAATTGTTTGGATTGGGTACTAATGTAGAAGTAGTATCTGTTGATAGTGATACTCAAATTACTTTAAACACTGCAGTAAGTGCTCCAGCTCCAGTTACATTAACAGTTACAAATTATATTTCTACAGGTACTACTACAATAACTGCAACAGTTTCTTCTACTACTGGAATTTTAGTTGGTGATGTAGTTGTTATTTCAGGTGCTACTGGCACTGAACCAACTAAATTAAACGGAACTTGGGAAGTTGCATCAGTACCATCTGGAACTACATTTACATTTGTTGTAAATACTCCTATTACTACTGGTACATATACAACTGGTCTTGGAACTGCAATTGAATCTACTCCATTAGTATTTACTACATTCTTACCAGATGAAACAATGTATATTGATAATGTGAATGGAAGTGATATCTTCTTGATGGCAAGATATACTATTAATGGATTAATTCGTCAAACTATAGAGTATACAGTATCATATCTTGGAGGATTTACTGCTGGTCAAAGAGTAGTATTTACAACTCCAAAACCATCTCTGAAGACTGTATCTGGTGTTGTAACTGCAGTTACTTCTGTAGATGCAAATGGTTACTCCACTGTTACAGTAGATACCGCAGACAATATTCTATATTCTACACATCCAACAAAAGAAGATTGGCTATCTGTAAGTGATATTCTCGTTTCACATCAAAATGATCTGTTTGCATATGATGGTCCAGTAGCACAAAGATTTATTCACAGTGAATACGGTGGGGGATTACAATTCTCAGACTTCAGCATCTGGAATAGTTACTACAGAAATGGAAGTGAAAATAAAGGTTATGGAATTTATGGAAGCTTTGGATGGGTAGGTAATTTTGCGAGATCTATTGATGGTGCAAGAATGATTGGTTTAACTTCAAGTGGTGCATTAAGTATTAACTGGAGTAGACAAAGAGCAAATAGTATTTGGCAAGTTGCACAACCAATTAGACCAGGATGGACCCACACTGGGGTATCAAATTCAACCGAACTTACCACATCTGCATTCTCTCCAAACTTCGCTTATGTATATTGCCATGGGTCGGATACATTCTTCAACTCTGCATATCCATTCTATGTAATGGAAAATGGTCAGGCAATCACAAATGCAGGACAACCAAATACAATCAAGCACACAAATCTAAATACTGAAAATCTACTACTTACTCTTAATAATGCTGCACCAGCTTACAGCCCAACTTGGTCCAGTGGATTCTACCATACTGGAGGAATTGGATCTCTAAATTATGGAATGTATAAGTGGTCATCTACTTTTGATTCTACCAAGCCTTCTAGAATTAGAAATCTGAATAAGGTTTCATGGAGGTATCAAGATGCTAAGTTTAGAGGAGGTGTTTCTGGAAAATGGGGAGATCTTAGAGCTGGAACTGGTGTAAACACCAGACTACAAGAATCAATGATTATGAATTATGTTCAACCATATCAACTCTGTGCATATGATTCTTCAAGAATGGTAAGAGTTGCTAACTATACCATCACTAGCCTATTCAGCACTGCTCTGAATACAACTGGTGCATCTGGTTCAAATGGTCTAGTAAGCTTAACATTTGCACCTCAAGGTTCAGCTCCATACTTCCCAGGTCAAAAGATTATCGTTTCTGGAATGACTCCTGCATCATATAATGGAACCTGGACAGTTGTAAGTTGCTCAACTACAAATGTAACATTCTATTCAAATGCATCTGGCAACCAAACTGTAGCGGGAACTATCACACCAATTATCACAGATATAAACTTCAATGCTAATATTTTTGATGGTAGAGTTCTCACTACTGGAACTGATCAGATTGTTGCAGGTAAAGATTACTTTATCGGTGGAGTAACTGGTGCGGTTGCAAACGCTATTGGAACTGATTATACTCCAGATGTTGACTTTACTGTATTCGGTGCTCCTAATAATAAGGTTGGTACAGTGTTCACTGCTACAATCACTGGAATTCCACCAATTAAGGGAGGAGGTACTGCTAGAAGCTTCGTTGATATGAGTGGAAAGATTTCTAAGAATGATGCAATCTACACTTCTGCAGATGGTGTAAACTTTACATTCATTGGATTTGTAAATTCTATACTCAACACAACAAGAGTAAGATTGAGTGCTCCAATTGCTGCAATCTCTTCTGCTGCTAATGTGTATGTCCTGAGAGTACGTGGTCTCAAGACAACTACATTTGATAACTCAGTTACAAATAGAGGTTTAACAAACCTCAAGGGTGAAAACGTTCTATCATCTGAAATGGCAGGATGTAACCAATATAACGTGGCAATGGTTATTAGCAGAAGAACTTACAATACTACACCACTAATTAATACTGAAAACACTGTTCAACCTATCGGAAATAGATGGTGGTGGGGTGGAGGTGAGGTAGGACATCTATCTGTAAGACCTACATTTGGTGATCTATCAGCATTTGAATGGACTCCAATGAATATAAATATGACTAGATTTAATAAGAAAGTCCACTTAGAATCTACCGTTACCGTAAACGCTAGCGGTTCTACAATTGGACTAGATAGTGTATACATCTAAAATTCGGAGTGAACCATGTCATTTTTTCTAACTGAAGACCAAGAGGGACTCGTAAATGAGTTCCTCGATAGGGAGAATCGTAAAATTTGTGAAAAACAATTAGAGTCTGAAGAAATCCCAGAGGAATTCAAAGATCTAATTAGAAAAACTATTGAAACTGATTCTCCTCTTCCATTTTTTAATCCTGGAATTGGATATTATTCCATTTCTTTTACTCCAGTAGACAAAGGAAACAGAATTTATATTCATCATCATCTAACCAATGTTTCTGAAGCAATCTATGATCCTTCTAGAGTTATAATTGATGATGGAGATCAAGTTGAAGAAGGTGAGGATGCAATTAATGCAGAAGTAATTCATCCGACAGCAGAAACTGATTACGAAGAGTTAAAATCTGCTCTGCCCGAACATATAAATTATGATATTCCTGAAAATACGCAAGAATTTAAAGAAAATGGATATTACATTCCATCAAATGAATGATCAATAAATAAAAGAGGGATATATATCCCTCTTTTTTAATAGGTATATACCGCACATGGCAACAAATATTCGATTAAAATCCAGTGCAGTAGCTGGGAAAACACCCACACTTTCAGACCTTTCCCCTAGAGAGTTAGCAGTTAATACTGTTGATGGCAAATTATTCATTAGAAAAGGTACTGGAATCGGTACAGATACGATCCGAGATTTATCTGATCATGGTTCCATAGATGGTCTTGCAGATGATGATCATCTACAGTACATTCACACTACAAATACCAGAACTGGTGTTACAGCAGAATTTAACACTACTGGTAAAATTACTACAACTAATAGTATTGGGATAGGAATCTCGTCTCCAACTGAAAAATTAGATGTAAATGGAAAAATTAAAACAAATGATTCAGTTCTTATAAGTGATTCTCAATTAAAATGTACAACAACCACAGTTACATCATCCACTGCACAGTTTGAAGCAGATTCTTTTTCAGCTTCAACCTTTAGAACAACTAAATACTTAGTACAGGTACGACAAACAGGAACTTCTAATTTTTATAGTGCAGAGGTGTTAGTTCTTCATGATGGAACAAATGTGTATCTCACTCAGTATGGAACACTTAACACAGAAATCTCACCTGTTTCTTCTATTGATGCTGATATAAATTCTGGAAATGTTAGATTATTAATAACCCCTGCGGTTTCCGACACTACAACAAAAATCTCTAGAATTTCACTAACAGCATAGGAGAAATAACAAATGGCTACACTAAGACCATTAGACATTCAATACGGGTTAACTCTAAATGGTACTTTAGTACTTGATAGAGAAAGAAACCTTGCGGTAGAAAATGCTAGCATTAAAAACCTCCAAGTAACTGGAACTTTAACTGCTGTAAATTCTACAGAAACATATATTAAAGATAACAACATACTCCTAAATTCGGGTATTGAAGCGGGAGCAATTACTACTTTAGGAACAATTACTGGTGGTACTAATTATACCACAGGAAATTATAAAAATGTCCCACTTTCTGTAGTATCTGGAACTGCTGGTGTAGGTGCAACTGCTGATATTACAGTAAATGCTTCTGGAGCAGTATCTGCAGTAACAATTGTAAATGGTGGTTATGGATATGCTACAAACACTGTATTTACTGTAGCTGCAGCTGATATTGATTCAGATTCAACTCCAAACGGTTCTGGATTCCAGGTTACAGTAACTGCAGTTTCTGCAGGTTCTGCATCAACAGATGCATTTATTACAGTAGCAAGAGGTACTACTGGCAGTGATGTTGCTTTAAAGTGGGATGAGACTACCACTGACAGATGGCAATTAACTAACGATGGGACAAATTATTATAGCATTTACGTAACTAATGATGCTTCAACTGCTGCAACTGGAGATAAATTAGTTCTTCGTGATTCTTCAGGTAATATTAACGTTGCAACTATTGGTGCTTCAGTAGGAACATTTAGTGGAGACGTTGCTGTTAACGGTGGAGATATTACAACCACCGTAACTGGCGCTACAACTATTTTCAATACTAATACTACTGATCTCAGTATTGGTGGTGCTGCAACTACATTAGCACTTGCAAATACTGGTACTGGAGCAAGAACTGTTAATATCGCTACTGGTGCAACTGGCGGTGCATCTACATTAACATTTGGTGGAGGAGTTTCTGGTAATACTCTAAAGATTGCTAGCACTGCTGCAGGTACAGTAAACGTAACTACTGATGTTACTACTGGCATTGCAAATATCTTTACTTCATTAACTACTGGTACTCTAAACATTGCTACAGGTGGAGCTTCAGCAATTAACCTCGGTGGTGCAGCAGCGGCTGTTGTTATTGGTACTGCAACTGGAAACTCTTCATTTGCTATTAGAAGTAATGGTGCTGGTGGCACTGCGTCTATTACTTCAAACGTTACTACTGGAACAGTTGATCTATTTACTGGAACAACTACAGGTTCAGTAAACTTGGCTACTGGTGGTGCATCTACCACTACTATTGGTGGTGCTGGAGCAACCGTTAATATCGGTGGTACTGCAGGAAACTCAACATTATCAGTAAGAGGTAATGGTACTGGAGGTTCTGCAACACTTGCAACAAACGTAACAACTGGTACTGCAAACGTATTTACATCTGTTACTGGTACTTTAAACCTTGGTGGTGTTGGATCTACAATCTATATGGGAACTCAGGCAGCAATTACTGGAACTACCACAACTGTTGCTACAACTACTCAAACTGCAACTGATACATTTACTGCCGCAACATTTAGAAGCTGTGAATACCTAGTTCAAATTGTACAAGGTTCTGCATATCAAATTAGTAAAATTCTACTTACTCATGACGGAACTACAGCATACATTACTGAATATGGTACTGTAACTTCTGGAAGTGTTCTTGGAACACTTGATGCTGACATTGCAACTGGAAGTGTAAGACTATTAGTAACAATGGGTTCTGCTACAACTGCAAGTGTCAAAGTAGCAAGAACAAGCATTGTTGTATAAAGGAGGTTTAGATGGCTACTAGAAGAGATTTTACAATTAGTTATGGTCTTCAGGCTGATCAGTCTGGGGTTGGAACCAATACTTTATATGTTGATTATGTGAATGATAAGGTTGGTGTTTCAACTACAAGTCCATCACATAAATTAACTGTTAGTGGAGATCTTGGAGTCGGTGCTGTAGCAAATATCAGCACCAACCACATGTTGGATATTGCGAGCACTAAGGGAAGTGCAACCCAATCTGCAATTAGAGCATTATATCCTTTAGGTGGTAGTCTGACTAATACTGAATTTGCAGCATTAGCACACCGAAGTGGAGCATGGAGAGCACTATTTGTAAACCAAGGTAATGCTGCACATGGTCTGTATGTAACTGCAGCAAATAATTATATAAGTGGAAATTTAGGACTAAATGGAGCTGCCCCAAATTATCTACTTGATGTTAATGGTGATGCTAGAATTACTTCTACAAACAGATTAAGGTTTGGAGGAACTTCTACTTCTTCTAATTATTTTATTCAGTACAACTCAACTGCAAATAGTTTGGATTTTGTAGCAGGTTAATATTATGGGTGTTGTAGGAAGATTGGATCAATATGCATCAATGCTTGTAACAGAGTTTGATGAATATTCTATGGCTGAGAATTTAGTATTACAGACTTCTGAAATTGGTAACAACTCTGGCACATATCTTAATGGGGGAATTGTAGGATTAAATACAACTGCAACTACTTCCCCAAATGGTTTAAATGAAGCAACACTTGTAGATAATAATGGAAATGTAAATCAATATGTCTACTCTCAACAAACTGCATTAACAACAAATACAACATACACTTATAGTATTCATATTAAACAAGGAACAAAACCAGATTTTCAAGTCACAATAGATGAAAATAGTTTTGGTGGAAAAAGATATTATGTAGGATTTACATATTCAAATGAAACTGTAACATCGGGTATAACTGGTGGTGCTAATGATGGTGTAGTTGTAGGTTCTACTGCGACTAAACTGACAAATGGTTGGTATAGGTTATCTTTAACATTTACTACAAGCACCAATACAGTAAGTACTTTTGTTGATATGATTAATAGATTTGGTAATACTCCTGGTTCAAATTATGTTTGGGGAAGGCAACTTGAAAAAGGAAGTGTTGCAACAGATTACACACCAACAACAAGCACAGCAATTAGTAGAGTTTTACCAGCAACAACAAACACAAATATCACAAATCTTGGAACATATTATGCTTCTGGATTTGATGAGAATGTTGGTTTTACTACTTTCCTTTCTGCAAATGTCTTTGCTCCTTATGATCCTGTGTATGATGAGTTTGGTGGAACTCTATTTGGTCCTGGACAAGGAAGATATATGAGACAAAATACTGATAAGTCAGTGATTGTTTATAATGAGATTGATGAAATTACTGACTTTAGAAATATTGTAAGAACTGGATTGGTTCTAGATTTAGATGCAGGAATGAATTCTTCTTTCAATAATACTGGAACTACTTGGAATGATTTAAGTGGTAATGGAAAAAATGCAACAGCACAAAATGGAGTTGGGTATATTACATCGAATGGTAGCGGATTAACTTTTGATGGAACTGACGACCATTTTATTATTTCTCAAAGAGAAACATCATCTCAATTTACATATGAAGCATTTTTAATGCCAACAAATGTATCAAAAGACCAAATGTATGCAGGAACGACTTCTGATGGGTTTTATTTAAGAATAACAGGTTCAAAAGCATTTTTGTCGATAAGTGCTGGTAGTCAAAGAACTTTAACGCACGATACGACACTACAAAATAATCAAGTTTATCATATTGTTTCTATCTACAATGGAGTTCAATTAAAAATATATGTAAATAATGTTTTAACTTCAGGAACTGTTATAAATGCAACAATGTCTGCTTGGGGTGTAGATAGGATAGGTAGATGGAGAGATGTGGACCAAAGAAGTTTTGTTGGAAACATTTATTGTTTGAGAGCATATAACAGAGAACTTTCAGAATCAGAAATCTTACAAAATTATAATGCTCTCAAACATAGATTCGGTCTTTGATACCAATAAATAATATAAAGTAATCATATTGTAATGAAGTTCAATCTTTCACTAGAATTTTAAGATGGCACAGTTAAAAAACGGAACCAGAGTATATGGCAATGCTACAGTTGATAATAATTTAACTGTAACTAGTGGTAATATTGGTGTTGGTACTGCAGCTGCACAAACAAGACTTCATGCATATGTATCAACTTCAGATACTGTTGCAGGTAGAATAACACCCTTAGATGTTTTAACAATTGAATCAGAAAATACTGGTGCTATAGAATTTGCTGGATTTGGTCAAGGATTGGTTTTTAGAGGATCAACTTATAGCAATAATACACAACGAACTCTTGGTAGAATTTTACATCAAATTAATGATGACTCTATTAATACTACACGAGGTACTTCATTAGCTTTTCAGACTTTAGATACTGCAGGATCTACAAGTGATCCGACTACAAAATTATTGATTGATTGGGCTGGAAATACAATAGTTGTTGGAGATTTAACAGTATCTGGGGGGGATATTACTACTGCAGCTGCAATTAATTCAACTCTATTCAGTAATACCACAACTGGAACTATTGGAATTGGTGGAGCATTAACTACAGGTACATTAACATTAGGTTCCGCTAATGGTTCTGGAACAATTGCAATTGGTAATACTGGAACTGCAGCGGCACAAGCTGTAAACATTGCAACTGCAACCACTGGAACTATTACAATTGGTGGTACTGGTGCCAATGCAGTTCAATTACCAACAGGTAAAACAAAAGTTGGACAAACATTCTTAATACAAGGTGGTGCAGTAAATATTACTTTACCAACTGCAGCAGGAACTCTTGCAACTTTAGCAGATATAACCGCAGCAACTGGATTATCTGCGTCAACATCTTCTACTCAATCTGGATACTTTGGAGATATTTTCTTATTTGATGATTCTACTCCATCTCATTATTTACAAATAACAAACAGTGCCAATTTAACTGCTGCTAGAAGTTTAAGTGTAAATGTAAATGATGCCAACAGAACAGTATCATTAAGTGGAGATTTAACTTTAGCAAATAGTTTAACAACTTCTGGCAACTTTGCTCTAACATTAACAACTACTGCTGCTACTAACGTTACATTACCTACTTCAGGTACTCTTGCAGTTTTAGGTGCTAATACATTTACTGATCAACAACTTATTGAATTTGCTACATCTGCAACGGGTGGGCATTTATATGCAAGAGGTTCTTCTGGAGCAGTTCAGCGAGAAGGTAAGATAAGACTCGGAGGAACTTTCCATACAAGTGCTGATACTGGAACTAGGTTAATTGCATCTCTTCGTGCTGGATTTTCTGCCAGTGCTTGGGGAAATGAATATCTTGATTTCTATTTAAATAATGCTACTAATGATACTGCATCTGATGCAAACCAAGGCAGGGTAATGAGACTTGCTTATGGTGGTAATGTTCTTATAGGTTCAGCAACAGCAACAGGAACAGCATCACAACCACTTCAGGTTACTGGAGGTGCTTATATTTCTGGTAATCTTGGAGTTGGTGTTACTAATCCATCTACAAAATTAGATGTTGCTGGAGTAGGTCAGTTTGTAAACACAAATAACCAAATACTTTTACATACAGGTACTAATGTTCCTACAGTAATTTTAAGAAACGATGGTAGTGATTACTATCATCTATTAAGTGCTGCAGGAACAACTCCTTCTGGAACTTGGAACACTTTAAGACCCCTCACAATTAATTTGGTAAATGGGGCAGTTTCTGTTGCGAATACTTCTTCAAACGTATTTACTGTAACATCACAAATAGCTTCTTCTACAGCTTGGGTTTTGAAAGGAATTACAACTGGAATTGCAAATGATAGTGGTCTTTACCAAGATGCATCAAACAATATGCAACTTGCTGCAAGAGATGGTTCTGGAACATTGAGATTAGTTTTAGATTCAAATAACACTTCAGGTTCTTATTTAAACACAACTGCTGGATTTGCAATTGGAAGCAATTCAACAACTCCTGGATATACTACATTAGCAACTAATCTTAGATTAGGTGTTAGCACAAAGACAGGAACTTATTCAAACTCTGCTGGTGGAACAGTTATTACTATAACTTGCACTAACCATGGACTGACAACTGGAGATTCAGTTTATATTGATTATACTTCTGGAACTGCAGGGGATTCATATTACAACCAAGTAACAGTAACAAACTCAAGTACATTCACTGTAACTGGCGGTGTTATTGCTGCAGCCAACTCTGCTCAATCTTGCACTATTTACCCAGAAACACAAATTAGATTCCCTGGGGCATTTGGAGATGGTGGTAATACTTTTGATCACACAGTAATTTCTGAAAGAATTTATGGTGCTGGTGATGATTCTGAATTACTTATATACAAAGGTAATGATGGTGGAACATCTATTCAAGACAATATAAGACTTGCTGCTACCGGCGATATTTATTTTCATAGCGGTACTGGAACGGGTGTGTATAGTGGTTATATTAATTCCTTTGGAAATTCTTTAGCATCTTCTACAGTTTCCATTCTTGCTTCTGGTAACGTTGGAGTTGGTACAGTTAATCCAGGTGCAAAACTTGAAGTTTTTGGTACGTCAAGATTTGGCGGAACTACAAGTGCTGGAAGAAGGGCAGATATAGCAACTGATGGTATTTTAACTCTTGCGTATGGAAATAATACAAATACTTCTAACTTAATTCTTCAAAATATTTCTGATGTTACTTCTACAACAAATCATGGAAATAGTATTTTATGGCAATTTGGAACTAATACTACAACAACTGCAATTAGTGCGGGAAGAATTAATATTCTTAAAGAACAACAGTGGACTACTACTGCTTCTACACAAGATTCATATTTTTCAGTTGACCTTGCAGTTGATGGAACTTTAACTGAAAAATTAAAAGTTACTTCTGCTGGTAATCTTACAGCTGGCGGAAGCGTCACTGCAAGTAATGATGTAAGCCTTGGAGGAGAACTTAATTTTTCTAATGCAACCAATAAATATATTGATTTTTATACTACAGATGATGTAACTAATTACACTGCACATTTAAGACTTGTTAATAATACCTCAAGTTCATTCCATCTCGGAATGACTATGACAAGAGGTGGTGCAGTTACATTATATCATAATAATAGTGCTAAACTTGCAACCTCTGCTGATGGAGCTTCGGTAACTGGAAACTTAACTGTATCTGGAGGAGGTATCACTACTGGGGCCGCAGTTGCTAGTAATTTATTTGGTACTACTACAACGGCAGCCATTGAAATTGGCGGAGCACTAACCACAGGAGCTATAAGAATAGGTTCTACTACTGGCTCAGGAGCAATTAATATTGGTAATACAGGTACTGCAGCAGCACAAGCAGTTAATATTGCAACTGCAACTACTGGTACTATTACAATTGGTGGTGCTACTTCACTAGTAAATATTGCAACTGGTTCTGCAACGGGAACTGTACAAATTGGAACTACCACTGCAGCAGCACAACAAATTATTATTGGATCTGGAACTACGAGTACTATATCTATTGGTGGTACTGGTTCTCCAGTAAATATCGCAACTGGTGCTTCGACGGGAGCCATACAGATCGGAAGTACCACAGCATCTGCTCAGAACATTACAATTGGTGGAACTACAACGGGAACTATTAATATAGGCTCAGTATCTGGTGCGAACACTATCAACGTAGGAAGTACAAGTTCCACTGCAGTTAATCTACCAACAGGTAAAACAAAAGTTGGTCAGACATTCCTACTGCAAGGTGGTGCTGTAAATATCACGCTACCTACTGCTGCTGGTACTTTAGTTGGTTCTGGAGATACTACTTTACCGTCATCTATTACAGCTTCTTCACTGACTTCTGTAGGAACTTTAACTGGATTAACTGTAACTGGTACTGGAACTAATGCTATTTCATTAACTACAGGAACAACTGGCGTATTAACTCTAGATTCTGGTTCAACTGGAGGTATTAACATTGGCACTAATACCAACGCTAAAACTATTACTATTGGTAACGCTACTGGTGCTACGTCAGTGGTCTTAAATTGTGGTACTGGCGCTTTAAACATCGGTTCTAATGCAATTGCTAGAACCATAACAGTTGGAAACTCCACTGGTGCATCTACTCTTGCCCTAAATGCTGGTACTGGTTTTATTAGATTTAATACACATATTGCAGATTCAAATGGTAATGAATTAATTAAGTTCCCTACTGCAGTTGCAAGTGCTGTTAATGAAATTACTATATCAAATGCGCCGACTGGCATTGATCCTACTATTGAAGCTTCAGGATCAGATACCGATGTCAGTTTAGGTATTTATCCCAAGGGGACAGGGTATCTTTATTTGGGGAAAAACTCTGTAGGATCACCTTTACTAACAGTAACTCAAACCCAGTTTCAATCGGTTGCCTCTACAAATCTATTTCAGGGGTCTGTTGACGTAAATGGCACTCTAAGTGTAGCAAACCCATCTGCAACGCAGTCAAGAATTAATCATCTTAATAATGTAGATACAATCGTAATTGATAACGGAAATAATACTTATAACTACAAAATTGCCCCAAATGGGAGTTCCACAGATAGTTATTTTGCAGTTACAGGAATTCCTGGAACACTATCTCCCTCTATAGCCACAGTTGTTGTTGGATCTACATTTAATCCCACAAATATTAGATCCACAGAAAATTATATTAACAATCCAGTTGTAATAGGAAGAACTGATCTAGCTTTAACTGGACCAGTTACGGCATTTAACACAACTCCTACAGTCGCAGGACTTGGATATAGAGATGGCGTAAACACATTTTTAACAACATCTGCTGAGAGTGGTTTTCTAGCTAGAGTTACTTTACTAGTTGGAGGAGGAATTATAAGATCTGTAGTATCAACCCCACTTAGAGAAGGTGCCGCATATCGTGAATCTGAAGTACTATCAGTTAATACTCCAGAATCAATTGTTGGTATAACTAGTGCCACTGGAAGTGGATCAAATGCGACTGTTAATTTCTTACGAGTCACTCCTATTGATTGCACTTCTAGTGGAAGTGGAACTACTGTAACTTTAACTTTTGCAGTACAACAAACATATGCACCATATCCAGTTGGGTCTACAATCACAGTAACTGGATTGAGTGTTGCAGGTCATAATGGAACATTTACCGTCACTGGTTGTACTACTACTACTGTTACATACACCAACGCAACTACTGGATCAGGAACAGGAGGAACTGTTTCAATTCACCCATTCACTACAGCTCATAGAGTAACTATTACTCTTGTTACTCCAACAAATTACAACGCAACTAATGTTGCTGTCATAAGTTCTACAGCTACATCTGTTACTTATGCATTCCCAGGAGCTGCCACAACTACTCCAGGAACCACAGGTACACTAGCTCAAGGAACTACAGTTACAACCACAGGACAAGTTACTGTGTCCACTGTAAGAAAAGCGGGACTTTCTATATTAAATAGCTCTTTAAACACCATAAGACTTGAAGCGACAGAAACAACATCAACAACTTCGTCTACTATTCTTGGAAATATAGTATTCTCAGCTAAAGACCTTAATTCAGGAGGGTATGGAGATAAAGTTCAACTTCGTGGAGTAGCAGAAGGAACTCAAGGAGGAGGAAGATTAGAAGTATGGACCTCGCAAAGCGGACTAGAACCTTCTTTAGGATTTGCTTTTACTGGAACTAATGAGTTTAAACTCTATAACAGTACTGGAACTTTTAGTCATACATTTACAAACAGTCCGACTGGCAATAGAATTCTTACGATCCCCGACGTTACGACAACCCTAGTTGGAACAGACGCAACTCAGACTTTATCAAATAAAACCTACCTAATCCCATTTACTCAAGGTGCTGGAACAGCATTAACAGCAACACAAGAAACAACAAATCAACCATTATTCCCTGTTCCTGGAGATACTATTACTTTAGCTGCTGGTGTATATGAAGTTAAAATGCTTGTTTTCGTGACTAGAGGTGCAACTTCTACTACTGCATCACAACTAAGAATAAACCTTCTTGGAGCTGGCACTGCAGCAGGAACATTTACTGGAATTGCTATTGGATTCAATGCTGGCACTGGTGCATCAACTGCGTATCATTTTTCTGCTGTTAATATCAACACAAACAATACAGTAGCACCTTCTATCACAACTGCAGCAGGTAGTTATCAAACTGAAATTTCTGGAATAATTAAAATTACCACAGCGGGAACATTTATTCCTGCATATGGATTAACAGCAGTATTAACTAGTGCAACTACAACAACAACATGTAGTGCAACAAACTACATGAGACTTATTCCAATAAGCACATCTGGAACTACTACAGTTCAGGGTGGGTGGGCATAAATAAAGCAGGAATAGAACATTAACAAATAAGAGGATTTTTACTCATGTCAAGAAAGGCAATACTTGAAACTTATTATACATTTACTCCCTCAACTAATACTATTGTAATTCCTCGTGCTATTCCAAGGGAAAGATTAATTTTAATTACTAATGTAACTACAAATACGGTAATCTATAATTTTTCAGATTCTAATTTAAAAGCAACGTCATATACAGTAAGTGGAACCTTAGATACTACAACTTTAGTTTTATCATATTCTACTTCTGGAATGAGTTCTACTGATAAACTTCAGATTATAGTTGATGAATATGATGAGAAATTTTCTCCATCGGAAACCTACATGGATCCAGTTGGAAAAATGCGTGTGTCCACCCCACAGGCATTAATTGATACTGACTTTGAATATGGAACACAGCCAACAAAATGGGAAACAACAGCTTTATTAAATAATAAACCATCTGTGTTTTATGATGCTACTGCACCTATCACAGGAATAACGGCAATTACTGGAGCTGATACTAGAACAGTTACAGTTGCATTACCAAATACAACTGGACTTACTGTAGGAACACCAATATTTGTACAAGATACAACAGATGCAATTGCAAATGGATGGCAATTAATTGAAGCTGTTACATTAAATACTAATTTTACTTATGTTGCTAGAGCTAACGTAACAAATGGTTCTATCTTAGATGCATCTAAAACTTATTTGTTTATAGGATCATTTTTTACTGGATCTCAAATTCCAGTAAGTGCAACTGCTGGTGCTGCATTTACAAACGTCGGAACACTTGTAACCTGCACAACTACTAATGCACACGGGTTATCAGTTGGAGATGGAATTTTTGTCAAAGATACTAGTGCAACTACAAACCCACCCAATGGAGCATTCTTTGTAAAGACTGTTCCTACATCTAATACATTTACATTTGATGTGGATCTTGCTCCAACTGGAACTATAACCGCAACTGGAGGAAGTCAAAATTTATATCCTAGACCATATGCTACTTCAATTCATAGAGCTTTTGATGGTGGAGTAAGCTTTTCTGCAGGTACTCCATATCATGGTAATCAACTTATTCGTCAAACTAGAAGATATTTCAGATATCAATCTGGTAAAGGAGTACAATTTAGTACAGGAACTAATTTAAAACCAGCTATTCAAATTGATAATATAACATCTTCTACAACAACAGTAACTGTAACTACCAAATTTCCCCATAATTTAGGACCAGGATGTACAATTACTGTTTCTGGAGCAGATCAATCTGCATATAATGGAACATTCGCTGTAGCAACAATTACTGGAGAACTAACGTTTACATATACTGCGTTATCAACTCCTTCTGCTACCCCAGCCACTGGATTTCCAATTACAATTTCTCCAACAAATTGGTATGGTGCTAAAATTCGTATTGGAATGTTTGATGAGCAAAATGGATTTTTCTATGAATATGATGGGCAAACACTTTATGCTGTAAGAAGATCTAGTACAGATCAACTTTCTGGAGGAGTTTCTGTAACAAATGGATCAGCAACAATCACAGGAACTGCAACTAAATTTTCATCTGAATTAAAACCAGGAGATTATATTACTATTCGTGGAATGAGTTATATTGTTATTTCAATTGCAAGTAATACTCAATTATTTGTTTCCCCAGAATATAAAGGAACTACAATTTCTGGAGGAAAAATTGTTGCAACCAAGAGGACTCAACAAAGAATTCCACAAACTCAATGGAATATTGATAGGTGTGATGGAACTGGATATTCTGGATATAATGTTGATTTAACAAAAATGCAGATGCTTTATATAGATTATTCTTGGTATGGAGCAGGTGCAATTCGTTTTGGATTTAAAAATCAACGAGGTGAAATTATATATGGACATAGAATTGCAAACGCTAATTATAGAACTGAAGCATATATGCGTTCAGGTAACTTACCTGCAAGATACGAATGTAATACAATTCCTCCAATTACTTATCTAACAGCAACTCTTGCAAACACAAATACTACGTCTATGACTGTTAATGACACATCTGAATTTCCATCTTCAGGAACAGTTATGATTCGTGCAGCTGGAAATACTGGAGCTGTAATAGAATATGTAAATTATACTGGAAAAACAGCAACAACATTAACTGGCCTTAGTAGAGCAGTTACTAATTTAACTGGACCTGGAGGATTAACAGGAGGTGGTGGTACAGGAACTGCAGCAACATTTACATTTAGTGCAACCGCACCAATTTCAGTAGAATTGCATTCTCCACAAACTGCAGCAAATGTTGGCCACTGGGGGTCTTCAGTAATCATGGATGGAAGATATGATGATGATAAATCATTCCTATTTACTGCAGGAATGGTTAATTCATTATCTGTTAATTCTGCGGTTACAAATGCTCTTCTCTCAGTTAGATTGGCTCCAAGTGTAGATTCTGGATTTACTGGAATTTTAGGACAAAGAGAATTGATTAATCGAATGCAATTAACTCTTCGTGAAGTTGGTATTTTTTCTGCTGGAACTTTTTTGATTAATATAGTTCTTAATGGAAGATCTTCTGTGGCAACAAACTTTACTTCAGCTGGTGGCTCATCACTTTCTCAGTTGTGTTTGCATACAGCTGGAACAACTATTACTGGAGGAGAACCAATTTATTCTTTCTTTGTAACTAATGGAATTCTTACAAAAGAATTAAATCTAGTTAGAGATTTAGGTAACTCTATCTTGGGTGGTGGAAACTCATTAGCTCATCCAACAGGAACCGCAAATATATATCCAGATGGTCCAGATATTGTTACAGTTACTGCAAGAAATCTTGGGGCTACTGCAGCAACAATTAATGCAAGATTATCCTGGACAGAAGCTCAAGCTTAATAGTAACTTATATACTTAGATATTATTTCTGACCCTTAACAGAGTCATTATACACAAATCCAGAGGTCTTGTCAAGGGGTTGACAAACCTGAATAAATATTCTATGATGACAACATCAAACAATTGGAGTTTAACTATGTCTAATCCAGATAAAATTAAAGAAAGTTTTGAAGAACAACTAAAGAATGCAAACGAGCAAATCGAAAAGCTTCAAGCTGAGCTGTCTCGTCTAACCGAATATCGTGTTAAGCTTATTGGTGGTCTAGAAACTCTTCAACTACTAGAACAACCAGAGGGAGCAGAAGAAGCAGAATATTCTGAAGAAAACTGATGAAAAATTTCTCTGATGAAATTAAGCAAGAACTTTTAGATAAATTAAAAGGTCTTACTGAAACAGTATCAGATTCGTTATCTGATTTTTCTAAAGGAAAACCAGTATTTGTTCCCGAACAAACTCAGCAAATGAGAATGTCAATTTGCAGAAATTGTGATGATTTTAATTCTAACACCACTCAATGTAGACGTTGTGGGTGTTTTATGTCTGCAAAAACTAAACTTCGTCAAGGTTCTTGTCCCATCGGAAAATGGGGTAAAGTTCTATGAATAAAACAAAAATTTTAGATAACATTCTAAAAGACCGATGTGATAGGTTTCAACACCTTATTGAAGAAGGTCGGTATGAAGATGCAATTTCAATTGGAGAGGAATTTGACGAATGGATAGCAGTATGCCAGAGTTGGCCGACAGAATAGAAATTCTGGAAATCCAACTCAAAGAACTGCAAATGTTAGTCAATAAGATTATTCTTATGATACATATTGCAGATACTGATTTGAAAAATCAAACTCATTTATTGGACTGATAAAATTTACTAATGTCCAATCCCCTTGACAATTCACCAAGCCTCATATATATTATTACATGTTCGACAGGATTCAATCATGGCTTACCTGAGTTACCGAGGGTCAATTCTAGATGAAATTCGGGATGAAATCAAACTTGATTCCATTTACCGTAAAAAAGGACTTGACAAGTATGATGAAGAGTCCTATGATGATTTCTCTAACGACTACGATTACGATTACACTTTCGATTACGCAGACTAATTACTAACTATGGGACGCACATTTCGTAAAGGAAACAAATCTCAACCTGGAAGCCTTTCTGAGCTACGCCAAAACGCATCAATTCAAGACCTTGAATATGATGAAGGATTTCAGGAATACAAAATTTCTGGACTCAAACGCTGGAATCGTAATGAATCCACGTTCCGAGATTATGACGATTATGATTCTTAATTTCTTTACGGGAACTCATTGAGTTCCCTTTTTCTATCATGACACATTACGACAAACTCATTGATACAATTAAAGACCATCTATATGGTTATTACATTAGTGGTCAGCATAATGATGGCTGGGATGAAGCAGATGCACAGGAATCAGCTTCAATGATTCTTCAGGCAGTAGAAGAATTTCAAACAAAACGTGCCAACTTAGGTCAATGGAGAGCAAGTGACTGAATTCACTATAGAACAACGAAAAATCATTTTTAAGGCTGTTCGCTATTATCAAATGAACAAAGTGCCATTAAATGGAAAAGAGTATCAGCTTTGTGATGAAATATTAAATCATTTATTCACAGAAGTTAATCAGAGCAATGAAATACGGAGACATAGTTAAATTTTTAGGATGTTCGCAAGAACAAATTAGATGGGGGTCTAATGATGACCCAACTGGTATTTTAATAGTTGGAGACAAATATTTTGTTGAGAAGGTAAGTGTGCATTCTCAGCATACAAAAATAGAATTACGAGGAGTAAGAGGAAAATTCAATTCTGCGTGTTTTGAAGTAGTAGAAAAATGATTTATGATAATGATAAATTAAATGAAATTTATCGTGATACCTGGCCAAATCTTGGCTGGGCTATTAAAGATAGACAAAACGTGCAAAAACCTACTGAATCTGAACCTAAAAATGGCAATCCTACAGGACCCACTTAAATTTGGATTTTATTATGTAGAATATACATATATGAATGAAAAGAAGAAAGCAGTATATTTTCAATTAGAGTCTGCTCAAGAAGCAATGATAAAAATGATTCAACAAGGAATTGAATGTCATGGTCTTCATGAGTGGAAGCAAAAACCACAAATTATGAGTATTAAAAAATCATGACTGAAAGAGCACAAAAGTTAATGAAAGAAATCTGGAATGAACGAAATACTGGTGCAGATACAGAAGAGAAATTAGTAGCTGCAATTATTCGTAGAGTTGCAGAACATTCTCGTACTTTTGTTGCTCAAAAGATGAATAATCTTTCAGTTATTGATAAAAACGATTTAATTTCTTTGTCAACTGAAATTGAAAACCTACAATGAGTAAGTTCCAATCAACTATTTCAACTGTTGCTGCTCTTGCAAGTATTTTTGGTGCTGCTGCGGCAGGCTGGAAACTTTCAGAAGCAAACTCTACACAACCACCAACAGTTTTAGACCAGAAGATTAATCAGCTAGACCAGAAACTTGAAGATTTAACTAAACCAGCTCCAGCAGTAGAAACTCCTGCTCCTCAACCAGTTAGTCTTCCGCCACAACAGGTATTGACACAAACTCCACCTCCTGCTATACTACCACCACCAATCACTCCACCCCCACCAGTACCAACGGACACTACACCATGAACACTGTACGTAAACTTGCCAGTATTGCTGAAATCACCTACATCAAACCCATTGAGGGTGCTGATGCTATTGAATGTGCCATCGTGAATGGTGGTTGGCCAGTAGTTGTCAAAAAAGGTGAGTATAAGGTTGGTGATGTTGCTATCTATCTTGAGATTGATAGTTGGGTTCCTCATGAACTAGCTCCATTTCTCAGCAGTGACAAAGAACCTCGTGAATATAATAGTGTAAAGGGTGAGCGTCTTCGCACTGTTAAACTTCGTGGTCAAGTAAGTCAGGGTCTTCTGCTTCCCATCAATCTTAATTCTCCACTTGCCGACCAAGTTTCTTTGGGTGATGATGTTACTGAAATGCTGGGTATTCAGAAGTGGGAACCACCTATTCCTGCTCAACTTCAGGGTACAATGAAGGGTAACTTTCCACACTTCATTCCTAAAACTGACCAAGAACGTTGCCAGAATCTTCGTAAACACATCTTTGAAACTCACAAAGATGAAATCTATGAAGTAACTACCAAACTTGATGGTAGTAGTATGACTGTGTATGTCAAGGATGGTGAAATTGGTGTGTGCTCTCGTAATATTGACCTTGTAGAAACTGAAGGCAATAGTTTCTGGAAATCAGCACATCAACAGAATATTCTTTATGCTCTTCGTACAGTCAGTGAAGACAAAGGTGAAGAGTATGCTATTCAGGGTGAACTGATTGGTGAAGGTATTCAGGGCAATCCTGAAAAACTAACTGGTCAACGTTTCTACTTGTTTGACATCTACAGTATCACTGAAGGTCGTTATCTTCGGACAGATGAACGCTACAGCATTCTGGATAAGATGAATAACATCTATGGTGCTGATATTGAGCATGTTCCTATCATTGATGGTCATTTTCGTGTTGCTCAAGCATATGACACTATTGATGAACTTCTGGAATATGCAGAAGGTCCTTCTCTGAACCCACAAACTAAGCGTGAAGGTTTGGTATTCAAGTCGTGGGAAAGTGATTTCACGTTCAAAGCTATTGCTAACTCGTATCTACTGAAGCATAAAGACCGATGAACGAAGAAGAACTCCCAGTATCAAACGAATTCATTACATTTGTAAGAATTCAACTTGACCACGAACAAAAGCAACAACTCAATCGTTTCCTGAACCTTCATTATCTTGGTGATGTGAATTGT